GTATGAGAGTGCAACCTTTAGCCTCACCAACGGCACGTAGCTGCTCTCTTTTAAAATGCGCAAATATTGCGCAAATTTATATGTTTTACAATATATTTCTTGAAAAATTTATGACTATTGCAAGATAAAAGGATGGCCACTCTTCGCGAGCAGCCATCATCAATCAGATATACTCAAAAGCTAAACACAGAATACGTTATACCCACTCCCACATACGGCTGCAAGCCTTTCGGGCCGTAGCCGTATCCGGCTGTAACGCCCACGTGCCAGCGCTTGGGAGGCTTCCATTCGCGGCGCGTCACGGTCGTGGTCCTGGCAAACACCCGTATGCTGTCAAGGCGCGGGTTGACGGGTCCGCTCACCCATGCCTCGTATGTGCTGTCTCCATAATATCTCTGAATCATCGGCAGCTGAACAATGGCGCTGTCCCGGCCTACCATCGGCACGGCCTTATCTTCTGCAAGCGCAACAGCCGAATCACAGTCAACAGCCGCGCATGGTCGGGCAATGCCTCCCGCGCCGCCGATGAAGCGATACACAGGCACCGTGCAGCGATACGTGCCCATAGTTATCTCCGAGTGCGGCGCCGGCGCCTCGTCCGTCACCGTGTCCACCCTCGTTTCCGTGGTTTCCGTCACCACGGCCTCACCTGGTGGCCTGTTCATGCGGCCCAGGAAAGCCCCGGCGAGAATCAGCGCCATGCCCAGCAGGGCCAGCATCAGGAAATGTTTCACCTTCATAAGCTCTTGATGTATTGAATTATCGAATCCACGTGCAGCTTGGTTATGGCCTGCTTACCCTCCTCCGAGAGCAGGAAGTCCACGTCCTCGCGGTTATCCTGGAACAGGTTCTCGGTCAGCACTGCAGGACAGGCAGTGTCCCGCGTCATCGCAAGCGACTGCACCCAGTACTTCTCCTTCGGCACGGCGCGGTTGCCCATCAGGCCCATTGCCGTAGCGTTGTCGGTGAAGATGCGGGCAAGGCGCTTAGACTTCTCCGAGGCGTTCTTGCTGAGAAACACCGAGAATCCCCGTGCCGAATGCCACTTGCCGTCAGCACCCGCCGCATTGTTGTGGATCGATACCAGCACCACATTAGCAGCTCCAAGCTTACGCGCCCAGCCGTTTACCTTGCGCACGCGTTCCTTAGGCGGCGTGTCCGTCTTTTCGGGCACAAGCAGAATAGTGTCGATACCTCGCAGCGTCAGCTGACGGCTCACACGCTGCGCAATCTCACGGCAATAGTAGTACTCCTTCAGCCGCCCATCGGGACTGAGCTTACCTCCGGTCAGCGGCGGGTCTCCGTGGCTGTTGTCGATGATGACCTTGATTTTCGGTAGCTGTTCCATCACTACTCGGTGAAATAGTTTGCGAAGTAGGCCACGGGGGTGGCGGCCAGGGCGCCGATGAAGTCGGCGACCAGGTCCCACACGCAGAAGTGGCCGCCGGGCTTGCGGCTGTCGCGGATCTCCTTGCCGATGCCCACCGCCAGCGTCAGCAGCAGCACGCAGAGCGCGGCCAGCCACGGCGAAAACGGCACGAAGCTGAACACCCCTGCCAGCACGGAGCCCAGGCCGAAGCTCAGGCAGAGATGGAAGATTTTGTCGTAACCTTTGCGGTCGTTGCAGATTTTCTTTGTCATGATGTTATATGTTTTTGGTGATTATTCTTCTTTTGATTCAAGCCCCGATAGGTCAATGTCGAAGTGACGCTCCGTCTTATCCACGAGTATCTTTTGCAGTGTCTTCGCCCACTTCGCACCATTACAGCTTGATTCGTTTTCCAGGATTGACCATAACTGCCAAAAGCATATTGCCCCGGCTGCAATCTTGGTCAAATCTATGGGGAGGCCGTCGATGATATTCTTTTGAATGAAGTAGGCCACGATTATCAGGAAGTACGATTTCAGCAGCGTGATTAGCACCTTGCCGAAATGCGACGATGCGAATTTGTGGCTGTCCTTCCTGACCCTATCAGGATGCGCTTTCTTGACCCTCTTGCCGAGCTGCCATGCGGTGTAGCAGTCGGCGAGGATAAGCAGAGTGCATATTAGTATGTACGGCAGCGTTGGCTCAAAGATGGCGAGCACCACCCCGATGCAGGAGAATAGTGCGCGGAATATGTCAGAGAGTGTGTTCATAATGTCGGTCGTTCATTTTTGTCGGTATTGATTTTTGTTGTATCTTTGCAGTGAAGTTCTGTTTCGTTCCTTTGCCAGCATTACCGTGCGTAGCGTGAGCGTTTCAGAGCTTTTTTATTTTGTGCCCATGATAATCATGCCATAAGGAAAAAGTTATCCATTCGCTTCTACGGCGAGGGTTATTCTCATTTGATATACGCCTCATCCTGAACACTCCACACTTGAATCCAGTCAAGCGGTCATATAATCCTTTGCCACCGAAGGCTCTTGCGTTTTGCGTTTTTTTCTCCCCCTGGATGTTGCACCATTTCCTAAGCCTTCTTTTAGCCCTTTTTCGCTTCACCTGCTCACGTCGTTGAAGCTGATACCATCCCGGCAACATAACCCATTCGGATAGTTCGCCGGGAAGGTGAAACGGATATTCCCTAACCGGCCGAACGGTTTTGGCCAACACAATATGACCATCAGGATGAATGTACATGAAATGCCTCTCTCCCAGGTAATAATGGAGGGCGGGTATATTGTATGCTTCTCCGATTGTAGCCATTTCCCCTACATCATCCGCAAGGCGATAAACCAAATATGTGCGTCCGTCTTCTCTGTACCGAACCTCATATTCCCACGGGAAAAAGCCATTTGCAGGCGGCAGATTATCAGGATCAAAATTATCACCTAAAAGCCGTGTAATATCAACCTCGAAATATTTCCTTTCGCCAGTCTCGGTAAAATGTTTTATCGCCGCCCTGCGAGGGAATTTAATGCTGTCGCACCAATAAATGACACCCGGTTGCGAAGCGGATGAAATCATTCCGCGGGCACAGTAATCACTCAGACGGAACGCTTTCACTGCACTGCCGCCCTTGATGTATGTTGGCGTTGTCGCCGTAACCTCCGCTATGATGTCGGCTGGCTTGCAACCGCACCCGCTGGAGAGCTGCATGTCCGTGTTCACGGTCAGCACCTCCGTGCGTACCCCGTCCGGGTAAAGCTCGTCGGGATAATGCACGTGCAGGTCTACCTTGATGGTGCCCGGACGCATCCCGTGGTTGTCGCAGATGATTAGCACCTTGTCGCCGCGCATCGCACAGTTGCGGCATTCGCCATCCTTGCGGGCAAAGGCGAAGCCCGGCTTTACGGCGGTGTACGCCTGCCCGTCGAAGTCCACCTCGGACAGCGGCAGCACGTTGCCCTTCTTGTCCGTGATTTCGAGCAGGAACGAAAAGTCGCTACGGTAGTCGATTGGTTCCATGCAGCTTACATTTTCCCATAGGCTTCGAGCTGCCGTTGTTTCAGCTCCTCGGCCTCGGCTGTGGTTATTTCCCTCCAGTTGGCGGGGTCGTCGGTGGCGGCCAGGGTTATCTCCGAGCCGAAGGTTCGGTCGGTGATCGGGGTGTTGTCGTCGGCCTGCGTCAGGACGTGGCCGGAGGCGGCGGTGATGCGCCGCAGCGTTACGGTAGTTTCGTTGATTTCCATGATAATTATGTGTTATGCGGCTGATATGAAGGTGATGTTTTTCTCTGCTGCGCGGGCAAGCATGTCGTCTGTCAGGCGTGCGTAGGCATCGGCGTGCAGGGTGACGGGACGGACGGACGCCCCCGCAATGTTGCCGCTGATCATCCATTCAAGGCTCGCGGCGTTCAGGTTCGGCAGGTTCGACAGGTTATAGCTGCCGCTGCCCGTCCCCCACCAGCCTAAGTTCATTTCCTCCACGGGACACGTTATGTACACGGACGGATTGCACGACGATACATTCAGCTTCATCTCGCCGATCACCTTTTTAAGTTTACTGGTACCGTGAAACATGTTGTTGCCGTTTATGACTCTCGGACCGATAAATGCCACTTCCAGATTAGTACAGCCGAGAAAAGCGCTGGAGAAGTCGGGTCCGTTTGATGCGTCCACACGTATAGGCAGGTTTGTACGTATGATGTGCTGTCCGCCGTAGAACATCGTCGCGTCGTAGTTTCGCGGCGTCCCGGCATACCATACCGCTATCGCCTCGGCATAGCTCAGTGCCAGTCTGTTTAGGAGCCACTTGTCCGTGTCGGGGTCGTAGTGGCCGTGCACGGTGCGCGTGGACGGGTTTCCTCCCCACCCGTCGTTGCAGCTTGCCTCGTTCCACAGGTCCGCTAACAGGGCCTTCTTGGCGTCCATGGGAGGCGCGGCGATGCAGCGCAGGCCGGTGCCGCCGGCGGGGCGGTCGTAATGGCGCCCCGTGGCGGCGCAGAGGTACGTGCGGAAGATCAGTGGTGAGCCGTTGCTGTTGCAGACCTCGGAGCGCCCCTCCCAGTCGGCGTGGTAGGTGACGGTGGAGCCGACGTCGCCGCCGCTCTCGCTCTCGGCCTGCCCCACGCCCTGGCCGGGATCCACGGGGATGTTCTGCACCCGCGCCACGAAGCGGCCCGCCAGCGGCGTCTCCTGGGCGCCCGGAGCCTTCCACACGTAATCGGTCGCCGCCGAGCTGTCGAGCCACACCACCGTGAACGTGCCTGCGGGCTGGCCGCTGTCTATGGTGGCGCCGGGCTGGCGCACCACCTCGGCGAAGCGTATGGTGGCGTCCTGCGCGGGCAGATAGGCGGCTGGCACCTTTCCGTCGGCGCCGAGAGGCGCAAGTCCTCCGGCCACGCCCTTGATCGCGTCGATGTCGTCGCCGCCCGCCCGTTCGAGCTTCTGCCCGCCGTCGGCCACGGTCATTATCGCCATGTCGGACTTGCGGATGTATAGCTTGCCGGGGCGCGGCTTGCCGTTGGCGCCGCACATTCTCTCGCTGCCCGGCCACCTGGCATGGAGCGGCTGGCCGACGGCGGCGGGGACAGCCTCGGCGGCGAAGCGGCCCGTGCCGCCGGCGTCGGCCAGCCACACCACGCGGTAGTTGGCCGTTATCTCGCTGTCCGACACCGTGACGCCCGCAGCGTCCATGTCGCTGTCGTAGCCCTGCACGGCATAGACGTCCTGCGGCATCTGCGCGGCGGGTACCTTGCCGTCCGCGCCCAGGGTGGCGATGCCGCCCTCAATGCCCTTGTCGCCTTCGGTCACAAGCGCTAACAGGCTGCTCTGGTCGTCCGACCACATATACAGCTTGCTGTTGATTACGTCCACCAGCAACGCCGCCGCCTGTTTGTAGCGCCTGGTGGATGCAATGCCCAGCTCCGGCATATCGCCCCACGCGTCGGCGAAATAGGTCACTTGCGTTGCATACACATACACCCAAAGTTGCAGAGCATCGCCATCAGTGACTACATGGGGGTATATCTTCGATGTGTCGTCCACCATCACAGCCTGCAACAAATTGTCCACGCTGACTACGTTTGATTCGGGAATCTCTAACGTTGTGTCTGTCTTCAGTTCCTCAACGGTCTCTACCGGATAGGTGCCGTCGCGCTTGTCAGCCGTGCCAATCTTTACGAAGTCGCTGAAAGTGATGATGCCTCCATGCTCGGAATTGGCAACAGGCACGGCGCACGTCACTGTCTTGCCTTTCGATTTGACTGTTAGCGTGGCGGAGTTGTTGCCAGCCGTCACCGACACCGATTGCAGCTCGTTGTTGCTAATAGCCGTCTGCATTGCGGAGGTGTCTTCAGACAATAGGGCCTTTATGAGGCTGGCAAGCACTGTGTACGATACTTTTTTGCCGCCGCTTACCTCGAACCAATCGTTTGCACCGAGTGTGGTCTGCGGGGTCATCTGCTCGATCGTCTTTGAATTGGTGCGTAATGCCGATATGACTGCATCAAATATTGCTTGCTGGTCTTGTGTGAGTGCCATGCTATTGAATTATTCTTATGTTGGTGTCATTTACTGCTCGATAGTCGGTGTTGTCAAGCCGCCGCATAACAGCCTGGTGTTCCAGGGTGAGAGCCGGGTCAATGTTGACTACCTTCTGCAAATTCTGAGAAAAGACAAATGAGTTAACACCCTCTTGCACTTGCGTCGCTTCGGGGGTGCTGGTTTCTTTGCGTGCGAACCTTACGCCATCGAAGTATACGTAATCGCAAGTCAGCAGGCGGTTCAGCAGCTCTGCAAACCACACGGGACAACCCTCGGAATTGCCGAGCGTGAATTTCATCTGCGTGGACTCGACACCATACAGTTGGATGATGTCGGAGTCCTCGGTGACGAACTGCTCGCCCTCAACTCCAAATGTCCAATCGCTATCCTTGAAACCGCCAGGCACGCGAAAATCGAAGAAGTGCTGCATGCCGTCTATCCAGGAAATGACATCCAGTCGGCTACGATTGTCTTTGTTGGAGTACTGAATCAGCGTGGTATTGTCAAGCTCGTGTACGTTGTCTGTTACGCGGAAAACAGCACTGCGTCCGACACCATCGATGCTCACTTGATAGTAGCCGGAGGACAGCGACAATTCAGCGAACCATAAGCGCATGGTAGCGGTAATGTCCCACGTGTTGAATTGCACCTGAAAGGATGATGCGCCGCCAAGCTCCTCGACGGTAGCGTAGCCGGACCACGTCTTTTCACCAATCAGCTCGATAAAGAGTCGGTCGGTAGTCGCAAAGGTCTGCACATACGGGCTTTCGATGCCGTCTGTCTTGGCCGAGGGGAAGAACAAAGGTGTAAAAGGACTTAGTATCATAGCTCAATCTCCTTTACGATTAATTTGTACTTGACAGTCTCGGCTTTGGCGTATTTGAACGAAGCCTCTTGCAGGAAACCACGATAGGTCACGCCGTTGGAGTGGACCTCAAACATATCATCCAAGCCTATTTCCTCGTCTATCTCGCTGCTCGAAAATGCAAGCACGCCACACGTTACCATGGATGAGGCAAGTGTGATGTCTGCGTTCATTGGCCTATTGTCGATAACAATGCCGCTGTTGCCGGCGCTCGATGCAAAGGTCAATTTCAGCGGCGTACCCTGGATCCCGATGAAACCGGCGTTTGCGTCTATGCAGGCCAATGGGGAAAACGCGCCGTTGAAGACGTCCTCACTTATGGCGTTCTCGATAGTGGCCGTGGTGTCAGGCGTCCAAGCATTGCCAGACGTGTTGCAATAGACAAAGAACACATCATTGTCAGACGTTGAGTCGGTGGTGTCCTTACCTCGGTGCTGGACCGCGAACTCGATGCCGTAACAGTCAGCGCGGTACTTGCTGATCATAGACAGCTTCTTGTCGCCGAGTGTGCAGCCGGTCGTGTAGGTGTTGTTGAAATTGAACTCGTCGCGGCCGTTAATGTTCTGGTAGTCTTTTTTGTCGTAGCCGATATTCACGGAGGAGTAGATAACCCCGTTGTCAACGGAGTGCTCAATCTCCTTAGCCCCTCTGATTTGCCGGACTTTGGTATCAGCGTTAAACAGCTCTGAGCGATGCAGGAACACCACCTCCTGGCACCGCTTGCCGATGTCATCGACGTTCAGCTCATAGAAAATCGGCTCGGCGTTGAAAGCCCCGTCGGCCTTGTAGGTGAAGTAACACTCGTCAAAGTGTTCACCATAGCGTCTGATGCTGAAAACGGTATCTGTCCGTGCTTTGCCGGTCACTGCATCATTGTAGACGGCAGCGCCTGTGAAGTCGGTGTAATACTTGCTTTCGGCAAGCACGGCGAATTTGCCGAGCGCTTGCAGGTAGACTATATCTTCAGCAGGAAAACCGCCGGCAGTGACTATTGCCTCCACTTCGGGAGTAATCTCATCATAGATGATGCCGCCGTGGGCCTTCTGATGCGATTTGAACTTATTCTCCACCACGCCACCTATGTAGTACGTGTAGCCAAACACGGTTTCCATCCATGTTGTAAAATCGGAGAATGAAGTGTACAGCTTGTCTCCATCGATGCCCCGGATGCTTTCGGCCGCCAGTACAAGCGTTTTGGCGAGCCGCGAATCATAGTCGCTGATAGCCAGGACGGCGTTAATCTTGCCGACGCACATTTTGTTGAGCAGGTATTGGCCAACCCTGCGAGGGCTGAAAGCCGAAGTGGTTATAGGCTCGCCTTTGCAAAACCACGACAAGACAAATGAGCTGCTGTAAATGCACGCGCCGGACCCCTCAGTTGCGATAGCCAATTTTTCCTCGGCCGCGAGGTTGACGGTCAATTGCCGCGATGTCTTGCGCCGGCGGTACTCGTCCTCGGTCATGCCGGTATTCTGCCATGTAGATGTTTCGTGAATCGAAGCCGAATACTCCCATACGTGGTCACGCACGGTTGCCCAATACTGCACATTGGCAGTCAGTGAGCTTGGCGGATGTGATTCATTGAGGCTGTTCTCGCTTATGTAGTCACCGAGGTAGGTCTTTGTACCTCCGAGTGTGAACTGACTGTCAGCAACGGTCTTTTCTGCCCCATCCGAGCCGATGACGACAAAGTAGCTCCGCATATTGAACGGGTGGCACTGGTCGGTGGTCAGATCTACATTTACAGTGACCTGAACGTCTTTCAATGCCTTAAGCATATAGCTCCCTGCATCCTCCGTCTGGTCCTCCTCCCACGTCACGGCGCCGTTGAGATAGACGTCCTCTGAATTGACAATGCCCATATACACGCGCTTGTTGCTTGCCGGGCCAATGGTGAGGGAGCCATCATCTTCGTCGCTCTCGCCACCGGTATATTCGTAGGTGATGCTATTCTTGATTGGCAGGCGGTTGAAGGTAAATCGCCGGTCACTTGCTATATCAGTGTCTACGACTGCCTCATATTTTGTGCCCTTGTTGGCCTTGATGAGTGAGGCAAGGCTGTCGTCGATGCAGTTGATTTTGACAATATAGTCGCTCCAGGTAATGGAGGAAAAATCCAGCTCGCACGAAAACCTCTCAACCCATGCCCACTCGTTGGTGATGGTATATAGAGATAGTACGGCGTGTGCGTTCACACCGTCACGCAGATAGAGGCCCATCAGCTTGTCATACATTTCCCCGACGAACTCGAACTGTGAGGTGAACGAGCGGGTTACGCCGCTGAAATCCGAGCGCTTGTAGACACACTGAATCTCGTCCCAGTTCTTAAGGCATCCACCGGGGACTTCTGACTTTATACCATCTATCTCTATATAGTATTTAGTGCGCACGAAGCAAAGGTAAGGCAAAAGCTTCCCGTTGCTCCAAATCAGTTAATTTTCTGATTTTCACAATCTCACGTAAATAGCGCTAACTCGTTGATATTGTGAATTATGCGCCGATACGGTCTTTTGCAACGAACTTTATCAGGGCAGCATTTCAGACGGGCAAATCACTACATTGCCACAGATGTAATCAAGGCTGCCAATGGCATTGTTGAGTTGTGCAATCGACGAGGCAAACGGGTTGTACTGCTTCTCGGTTTTGCCATACTCGTTGACAATCATTATCTGATTTTCGTTGAGATGAACGACTTCAATGTAGCCTTCGACATAGCTCTGAATCTCGTGAAAGTCAAAGTCCCGGCCGTTTGCCGGCTCGATTTCGGTAATCTCGCCGACAACGGTTATGTAGTAGGACTTGGATGGTATCAGCGTCATTAGATTTCGCAGATAAGGTTCTCGATTTTGAAGCATCGGAAGGCATTTTTCTCGATGTCGAAGTAGGCCATGGTCTTGTAGGAGGGCTTGGTGCGCTTCTTGCCTCCTACGGTGATGCCGGCAGGAAGATTCTTGAGGGTGCCCAGGGCCTTGCGGATGGTGCCGTCGGCTTTCTTGTATGAGAAGGACACCTCGCCTTGACGCATGGCTTTTGCAAGCCGGTAGAGCTGCCACGCTTTTATCATGCAGATGCGCCACTGCTGTTTGGTGGAATGCCACAGTTGCCATGCGTACTTCATCACTCGTGCTCGGAAATTGGTTTTGGTTGCCATTGTTATGGTAGTTTTATTGGTTTGACTTCTGTTTTTGTAAGGTGATTTAATATCTCCCTTACACCTGTAAAGTTATAGCCGAAAAACAGATAGTGCAAACAGAATGGCCACCATTTTACCACCTTAACATTTGTCAAAATGTGTCAAGGTATTGCGGATGCGTTTGCGCCCGGCAAACATTCTGCTCCTGATTGTTGCCGCCGAAACACTCATCATGTCGGCCATCTCGCTGACGGTGTAGCCATCGATGTACAGTTGCACACAACGTACGCTGTCATACTGTTTTGCAAGTTGCTCGATAATGCCGCGAACAATGGCCCCCTGCATCTCGTCATCGGGAGTTATGGAAGTCGGCGCGTCATAATCAGCTATCGGGAGGAACTGCACGCGCTTCTTTCTGCTTAGTTGCGTGAATCTCCAGTTGTACATGATAGCCTGTGCCCATGGCCGGAAATCTCGTTGTGAATCGAAATGCGAACAGCTTTCAAGTATTCTCAATATGGTATCGGCCACAAGGTCTTCAACATCGACTTCATTGTAGCACAGCTTACGCGCCTTGACACGCAGCCAGTCGTAGTTGACGACTACGAGATCTGCAACATTCATCGGCGCTGCCTGTTGGATGAGAATTGCTCTCTGTAACGCTGGGCCTCTTTTATGGCCATAGCCTTCATGCGCCGGGCCTGCTCGTGCATGATGTCTATGGCCCGGTCTATGTCGCGGTCTTCAGTACGCGGGCGGAGAAGCGCCAGGATGGCGTCACACTTGCGCTCTATTCGTGCAAGGACTCTTCTGTTGACTGAACAATGGAAGCATTTTGTTTTCATAACTCATAGTGTTTTGCAATGAGTTACTAACAACACGCCTCAAAATTTGTAAGCTGAAAAATATTTTGTGATTTATTGAACAACAAAAAGGCCGTGAACCATGTCACGACCTTGTACTGTGGGACAGTTTTGACAGCGAATTATTTTTTCAGAGCCTTCTGCATCGCCTTCATGTCGGCATGGTAACGGGCCACCAGGTGAGCGAACACGGGGGCCATCATTGTGGATACATCAATCTGGAATTTGAAATTGGCCATCATGGCCGCAATCATCCCGTTGAACGAATTGCGGATATTCTCTTGCTCCTCGGCTACCTCTTCAACATCTTCGTCAAGCTCGGCCAACGCTCGTTTGCTCTTTTGCAGTTGAACGTGTACCTCCATGCTTACCCTCTTGTCGGCCCAGTCATCGGCGGGAAGCCCGGCGGCCACAAGAACCTCCTTTGCCTTGTCGAACCGCTCCAGCATTACAAGGTTCTGACACATCGAATAGACGGTAACGGCCACTCGTGCCTTGATGATGCCGTCAACGTGTCGGAGATAGGAAGCATTGCCCCCGGGGTCCGCGATGCTTCGATACTCCATTACTATGTTGCGCATGACAATTGCCACCTTAGATGGGTTGGCGATTTCGTGACGGCCAAGTAGCACATTATTATTGCCGCATACAAGGTCTATGAACTCGGCCGTCGTCAGCTCGTCAAGTCGTGTCTTCATAAGTTCTTTGTCTTCATAAGTTCTTTGATAGAATGTAACGGGCAAGCTGGCTGTCTACCTCCGACTGCCTGCGAGAGCGTGCCTCACGCTGCTTCATGTGGATAAGACTGTCAAGCCTGTCAAGCACTTTGGCGTCGTTGTATGCCTTGGGAGCTGTTTTGCCTCCCTGCATCAGAGGCTTGGCAACTATAAACTCGCTCTCGTTCATTTTTAACACGTCAGGGATAACAGAGGCGCCCTTAGGTAAGTCTACCAAAGTGGGCGTGTCGGGTGTAAGCCACGCATTGCCGCCAAAGGAGATGACCTCCGGCACGCCGCCGTCACCGACTATGGCCGGACCGCCCTTGTGGTAGTCGGTACCCTTGGCATACTTCGGCAACGGCGTGGCGATGATGGTTGCCAACTGCACGGCACCCATGGCCCCGGCTATGGCGGCCAACGCAAGGCCGAGTGGGAACGGCTGCGTCTGCAAGGCGTTCATTATTGCCAGGGCGGTCGCAATGCCACACTGCGCGATACTGTTCAGCTTGTCGAACTTGGCCTGCCGCTCCTTGAGCTTGGCCTTTTTCTTTTCAAGCTCCTCATTTTTTTGGGCTGTCTTGGCCTCGGCCGCACGCTTGCGGGCCTCTCCCTCCTCCTCGGTGATGACCTTCTGCTCTACAAGGCGCTGGATGCGCTCCTGCTCGGCGTCGCCTGCCTCGGTGTTCGCCTCCTGCTCCTCCTCAACCTTGGTAATCTTTGCGTCATACACGGTGCTGATCAGGTCGTTTATGGTGTTGAGGCTGTCAGCGGCCACTTGTAGCCACTGCCGGGCGTTGGCAATGCGCTTCTCGGTCGCTTTATTGTCAGCCTCAAGCGCCTCATCGGCTGAACGTTTGGCGGCATCGGCCATCTGCTGCTCAAGGTCTGCCTTGGCTTTTGCTAACTGACGCTCCAGGTTGGCTCGCTCCTCGGCGGAGAGGTTCTCGGTCTTTAGCTGTTCCTCAATCAGCTTCACGGCCTTCTGCGCTGTCTGTATGGCATAACGCTCCTGTATGTCGGCAGACTCGCGCTCAAACTGCTCCTTGAGGCGCTCCTGCGCTTCGGCGTTGCCTTTCGCGGCGGTGAGCTGCTTGGCGAAGTTCTGTTTCAGCTTGTTCAGCTCAACCAACATTGCCGTGTCGTCAATCTCCTGCTGGTCGGCATAATGCTTTTGGAGTGCTTGTAGATGCTGCTCGGCATACTCCTCCTGCAAGGCTGTTGCAAGCTTACAGTATTTGTCTTCGAGTGCGGCTCTCATTTCTGCTCCCTGTTCTACTGTTATTGTTTTCTCTCGTTCGGCTTTGGATAGTGCCAAGTACTCCATAGCTCTTTGGTTAGAGAGTTGTTTTTTCTTCCATTCGAGTTCCTCTTCGCTGCCTTCTTTGACAGATTCTAAATGCACGGCTATCAAGTCAGATGTTGTTTTCTGCCTTCGTTCCATTCCGGAAATTTCCAAATCATCAAGCTTGCGCTGATGTTCGGCATTCAGGCCAATTATTTGATTGTTTAACGCTGTACGCATCTGCATCTGTGTCGCTTTAGTTTTGGCGAGAGAATCTTGTAATTCCTTCAGCTTGCGCTCATACGAAAGTTGCTCTGCCTTGCGCTGACGTTCAAGGCTATCCTCAATGATTTCAAGCAGGGCATCCTCTCCGGCCTGCACTGCCCTTTTTAGTTCATCAGCGGCTTTCTTGGCTTCGTTGGCGCCACTACTGCTACTCTTGGAACGCCCACTGCCACTACCTGAACGAGAGCTTGCCTTCTTTGTTTCGTCCTCCGTAACCTTGTCAATCTTTATCTGCGCATACTTGTTGACCGAAGCCACAATGTCTTCATACATCTGTCGGGTCATTTCCCCGTTCTTGTACAACAAGGCGGCAAGTTCGAGCTGCTTTTTCTTCTCGGCTTCTATAACCTCAATCTTGTAGGCAAGTGTGCCGATTTCGTTTTCACGTTCATACGCATGGACCTCGGACTGTATCTTCATCAGATAGTTGAGGCCATTTTCCTTGCTGACCTCAAAATCCTCATCGGCTTTCTTTTTGGCTTCGAGGGCTTCTTTATACTCGTCCTCGTCTTCATCGTAAAGTTCCTTGGCTTGCTCAAAGAGTGCGTCGGCGGCTTCCTTCTCAGCCTGCTTGTTCAACAGGCTCTGATTGAGAAGTTCGGCTTCCATGGCACCACGGGCTTTCATGCGGTCAATGAGTTTGTCATTGGCCTCGCACAGATCCTCAAGGGCCTGCTTCTGCTGTTTGCAATTCTCCAATGCCTCATCACTTGGGCCGAAGAATGCCTGAAACGCTTTGACAAGACCGTAGACGGCGGCAATGGCGGCTGTAATCGCAACAACGAGAAGACCGATAGGATTGGCATTGGCGGCGGCATTGAACGCCCACTGTGCGGCAGTGAGCGCGGCAGTGGCTATCACTCCTTTGCCTTTGGCCGCTGTATGGAGATTTTCAGCGGCGGCGCGGAGTCTTGTCTGCACGAGGTTGACACCCTGCATGACCGCTGACTGGGCTTGCAGGGTGTTCTGTATGGACTGCATGGCATTAGATGCGGCAATCGCGGCCTGGAGTTTGGTCTGTATCTGGGCCAAGTCCTTTGAGCTGATACCGAGCATCTCAGCGGCGCCGGTGGCCAGTCCGAATCCATCTATGGCGAGTTGCAGGGCTCCTCCTACCTGGTCAAAGCCTCGTGTGTCAGAAGCGGCATTGGAGATGGCCTGATTGGTGTCGGATATCGCATCTTTCAATACTCCCGCCTGCTCGGTGAGGTCGCGGATATGGTCTGCGAGAGCCTGACCCTCGGCAGATGCCTGTTCTTCCTCAGAGAGATGCTGATACTCGATGGTGAGGTTGGCTATCTCCAGAACGAGTTCTTTGAGGTCTCGCTTCACGCTTGATGTCTTGCCTCCGGTCTCTCCCAATGAGCGCCGGGCCTCTTCAAGAGCGGCGTTATGCTCTTCAATGGATTGCTTGGTCTCTTTGGCAGCTTCCGATACCTCCTCAATGCTTTTTGCGAGTTCCTGACCCTCAGCACTTGATTTTTCGGCATCAGACATTTTCGCATACTGAGCCTGAAGCGATGCCAGCGTGCCGACGATATCATCGTATTTCTTTTTTAGGTCTCCGTTGGCTATGGCATAGTTACCGACATTACGCTGGAACTCTCCCATGTCGGCGGCCATGTCTTTGAGATGTGCATCGAGGTTCTGTATGGTCTGCTCCATCTCTTTGCCGAAATCGGATGAACGGCCCTCTTCTCCTAAATCCTTATACGCTTTTTTCAACAGCTCCAACTGCTGAGATAGCTGGTTATAGCTTCCCTCGGCCGACTGGCTCGCCTTCTCCTCGGCTGTCATTATCTGGTTGAGGGTGCGCTTCTGCTGTGTGAGGTCGCGGGTGGAGGCCATCAGCTCGGCCTGAGCCTTGGCAAAGTCAGATGCGGACATACGGCCATTCTTGACGGCCTTTTCGTTGTCCTTCATCTTCTGCTTATTCTCATCGAGCTGCTTGTTGATGCGCATGAACGATTCTATCTGATTCTCATAAGTATCGTGGTACTGGTCCAGCAGCTTCTTGACACGCTCCTGCTCGGTATAGCTATCGCGTGTGGCCTTGTTGACCCGTTCCCGCTCCATCAACTGCCTGGAAATGGTGTTGGTGGTGTTGGCGATAACCCTACTCTGCTCCTGCATTACGTTAGTTAACCGCTGTTGCGCCTCGGCCGCCTCTTTGCCTTTGTCGGTCAGCCACTTCTCCATCTTGTCGATGTCGCCGACCACTTTGACTTCCACGTTAAGCCCATGCGCCAAATCTTTTGCGGCCTGAGTATAGGTGTTCAGCACAGTCTTTAACTCGGTGTCAAGTTCTTTGAGTTTGTTAATCGATTCCTGATCTACAAGGTCAGTTATTTTTACGTCAGCCATCAGTACTGGGTTAGGTATTCTACAATAGGTTTATTTACATAGGCGGCACGGCCAAAGCCGTATGTCCCGTCAGGATTGGTATATATTGCCACGGTGGTTCTCTCCATCTTGGCTAATGCTTTGGCGAGTTTACGCACGCGGTCTATCTCACCTGCAAGTCTTTTATTCTCACACCCACAGCTCATTGGTACCCGCAATCTTTGAAAAATCTATCAATGGAGGGCAGCAAGTATTCGGCGTTAAAGTACTCAACCGCCGACGGGCCCATATTGAGGATTTCATCACCGTACTTGGCTACGATGGCGGGGCCATTGCCAGACCCCGGGTCCACGTGCAGCACGTCGCCGCGTCTGTCTGCAAGTATCTCGGAGAAAAATTTGCCGTTGATATACAGGTTGGGCACATTCTCGGGACGTGGCGGCAATCCGAGCAGTGAACTTCCACACGGTGGTGTGATTTCTTTCTTCCACGCTTTATATGCCGCGCTGCGGTGGAACCAATAGCCCTCCTCCTCGAAGTACGGGTCGTCGTCGTATGTCGGGTTCAGCTGCGCTCCGTTGCCGTCCTGGCCGCTGTATATCTGCTCCTGAACGGCAATAACGACAATGCCGGAATTGTCGGAGAGGCACTTCATGCAGCTCTCCTCAAACCCCTTGGCAATCTTGCTGATGATGTCGGATACTTGGGCTATGTTCATGGCATATATTTCAAGGGGGCGAGATTTCGCGTCCCGCCCCCTGTTCTTACTTGGTCTTCTTGGTCCCGGCGCAAAGGTCGTAAGCCTGGGCGAGCATCTTCTTGCGTGTCGCTTCGTTGCGGTCCCGCCAAAAGACGTTTAGGTTTGCGGAAATGAACTCTTCCTTCTTCATCTTTGTGACGTTGGCTTCCACGAAGCTGACGTTCTCGAACTTTATCATACGGCTTCGATTCCTTCTATGCCTTTGTCAAGCAGTTCACTCGGTGCGGCGAGAGCCGGAGCGGCGCTGCCCGTGGTAGAGATAGACAGGGTGCCGACCGATGCGTTGTAGGTAACGCCGGAAGTGGTAGCACCTACGAGGGTGGGATTTTCGGCCAGTATCTCGCCGTAGGTCGGCGTCAGGTCATAGCCGCCTACCTTCTCAAGCAACTTGTAGTCACTGCCTGATGTGCCAACTTTCACGAACTCGACGGGGGTCAGGCCAACAAGTGAGCGGCCAATGGCGAAGTCAAGCTGCACGAAGTCCATGTTCTCGAAGTAGTGACGGACGTCCTCGAAAGCAAAGGACACGTCCATGGTGGCGGCGGCCGAAGATGTGGGATGCGGCGTGGGCGTGGAATAGACGGTGCTCATCGGTATGCCGGCCAGCAGGTCGGTGCCGTCGTTGAGGCCGTAAAGCACATTCTTCTCGTCATAGAAGTAAGCATCCCACTCTTTGTTTGCCGTCTTTGTCAGGGAGGCGTTGAGTTCGGGATAGAACTTATCAAGGGTGAAGGTGTAGGTGAGCGCACTTACACCTGTTACCTGTGACGGGCCATAGCCGATATTGGCTACCTGCGGCTCGCCGCCATCCTTGGCGAACTCATAGAACGGCATTACGGGATAGATACGCTCGGCACGGGCCGCATGGCACAGCTCTTTGGCCTTGGTGGCGCTGAACTCGGCGGGCAGCTTTACTCCACGAGGCACCAGAATGGCGCCTTTCAGCTTCTCGGGTTCGAGATGGCATTTTGAAACACCGGTGTGGAGGAACGAGCCGGTGCAGGTTCTGATTTTTCTCATAGCTATCTACATGAGGGGTTTTTGATTTTCAATTCTAAGTTGGATATGTTTATGGCATCTATGGGCTCACTCAAAGCATCCCCGGTGCCCGTGTGAGCGCCATAGCGGCCATAAGAGTAGTTCTCGGAGTAATCATGCGGGATAAGGTCTTTATAGCCGAAATCGATGCGTCCGTCTGCCAGCAATTCTTCTTTCAGCCGCTTGTAGATTGGGCGGAGAATATTCTGGAAAGACAGCACCAGACGCTCCTCGTTGCTCCATTCTTTGGAAGACGGGCAGGCAATGAGAATCTGAACGGTGGCCTTGGAGAAGTAGCCGGGGGTATCGCGCTGCTCCTTGAACGGGCAGAACAGCGCGATAAGGGGGAACTTCATCTCGCTGGTTGCGTCCGCCTTGCTCATGGCATCGAGCTTGTCTTTTACATACTGGGCATTGCCGAATATGTAATTGATTTCGGGGCACTCTATTTTGTCACAGCTGCCGTCATGGTGGGTAACCATGATGTTGCAACCCTTGGCCGTGGCCCTGACTACATCTCCCATTATCTCTATTATCTCCGTGCTGCGCCTCATAGATTGAGAGTGTTGATTTTGGAAATCAGGTTGTCTCCATTGCATAGCCACGAAGCATAGCCCTCGGCTTGTGCCCATTCGCGGTAGCCGTGCATCATCTCGACCATATCATTCCAGGTATTCACCTGGCGCTGTATGGGCGCCACATACTCATTGGCGCATTTCAGGCGCACGAGGCCTGTCACCGTGGGCTGTGTATTGGCATCACGCAGTATCTTGAAAAAGACGTAGTTGGCAAACGGCTCTCTTAGCTGCTCTACAACGTTGTCAATCTCATCATCATGCTCGGCACACAGGTCTTTGTCTAAAGCGTTGAGATAGCTGTTAACCTCTGCCGCCTTGGCTGCTGTGAATACGCCTCGGAGGAAAGGCAACTGCCAGTGACGGATGTATGCCTTGATAGTGGCATTGACAGCCTCTGCGTCAGCGTTAGGCAATCGGCCACGTGATGCGTTCTGTATGTGGCGGGGTCCCTCGGTGAAGTATGATGCGTCAGCTAACATTACTCTGATTTTTTGATGCGTCGCTTCTTGAGTGTAGCGGCCGGCTCTGCCTTCGGTGTAACCTCGGGAAGCTCCTTGTCGTCGTCAGGTGCCACTTCCTTCACGTCGCCTTCCGTTACATCCTTGTTGTCGGGAACAATCACCGTGTCGGTGACAGGGGTCAGCCTAAGCAGGCCCCTGCGCACCTTATCACGGCAAATGCTTGTCACGAACTGTATGTCTTGGGCTTCTCCCTCAACAATCAGCTTCATAGGTTATCCCTTGTTGGTGGATGATTCGGTCTGCGTGGTGCCGGTGGTCGTTGTGGTCACAGGCTTGGAAATCGCAGTCTTCAATGCGGCGAGGTCACCGTAAGCGAAAGCCCACGGCTGATATACCGGGAAGATAACCTCTTCCTGGGCGATGAGAGCGACCTCGTTGCTCAGGATGTAATCCACGTCGGATGCCCACTCAAGGGTCATGGCGGTGTAGTCCACAATGGTAGCACCATTGGGCGAGAAGTCACCGAGCAGGTACTTGCCCGGCTGTATGCCGGTGTACTCGATGATAGGACGGGATGCGATATACTTCATGCCGTTAACCACAGTCACGATGTCCAGCTTGCGGCCGAGCGCGTCCTTCTCTGCCATCATAGCGTTAACGGTAATCGGGTTCAGCACAATGGCGCTGGGGAAGTATTGGCCGTAGGTCATCACGGCGAAAGCGGTGTTGACCACGTCCTCGGAGTTCGGGGCCTCGATAGACTTGAAGGCGCCGTTGTTGACCTTCCAGGTCACGGCGGCTACGTTGGTGGCCGTTTCAGCGGTGGAAAGGGCTGCACCGACCAGCAGAATCTGACGGTCGTTGAGTTTAACCACGGTGTGGGTCTTGTTAAGGCCCGATGCGGTGGATGCGTTCTCGATGGTTATCTGCATGCCGTCGAGAATCATGGGCTGCGGGTCTTTGAACTCGATGAGCGTATCCTGCTTCTCGTTGTACGGCTCTATGCTCTTGACGGTGCCGGCCACTCCCGTTACGATAGCGCCGGAAACGATGCTTTCAACGCTATTGACGCCCTCATGGTTGGCGATGCCGAGCAGGTTGTTGCCCTTGCCGTCGCCGAACAGGATGTTCCAGTCCTCGGCCATGCGTACAGCCTCAGGGAGCACGGTCAGCAGCCACGAGCGCAGGTAGATACGGCACTTGAGCATACGCTTGGATACGGGGATATAGGTACCGAGGCGAGTTGTGCCGGTGGTTACCTCCTTGAACGATACGCTGGACTTGGGCAGGCGACCGTTCTCGGTCACATAGCGGGCGTTGCGGTCCATGGAATCGCACTGCGAGTACGAGAGTGTGGGATACTGCGGGTCACCTGCAATCACGGAGAGTACCTCGCGCATATGCAGGGGCTTCTGTGCGATGGGCGACACTACACGGCTCTGCTGCTGGCTGATAAGCACGTCGCCGGTGTAGTTGTTGGTCATGGAAACAGGCGTGGCGTCGGCCTCTTTGAGTGAGAAGCCCTCGAACTGGCCGGACTTGTTTTTGTTGCCGGAAAGGAACTGCTGGAACTTCTCGCTGTCGAACATCTCGTTGAGCTTCTCATCAAACTTGTTGATGGTGGCCATCGATACGCCCTTCTGCTGAAGTTTGTCGATGCTCTCGCCCATGCTCTTGACCTGCTTGAGAAGGTCTTCGTTCTCTTTGCGCAGCTCCTCCAGGGCCTTGACGTTGGAGTCGGCCATCTGCTTGCCGAGTTCCTTGATGCGCTCGGTAAAGTCAGCGTCGGAGATGAGGCCGACATTCGATTTGTTGATGGCATCCGTGAAACCGCCAACGATTGCGCTGACGAAATCACGCTGCTCTTGCGGGAGCCCGGCAGTCTTGATGCCGAAAATCTCCTGAACTTCTTTTTCTGTCAAATTCATAATGCACTTGAATTTTGTTGGTTACTTTGATAGCTGTTTGGTGATTGTCGAGAAAAAGTCGTCGGACTTCTCCTCTAACTCCTGCTCGGCCTTCTCTTCCGTAGGCTCGGCAGGTGCGAGAATACTGTTGGAGCGGTAAACGCGGCTCCAGCAGCACGGACAGCGTACATAGGCGAAAGCATCCACCAGACTCTTGGTGGAGATTTCTTTCTTGGCCGCTGTCAGCCCGTCGATGATAGACGAAACTTCGTTTTGGATTTCAGGGCGGTAGCGCTCTATCTGTCGGCGTGCCTCGTTGCGTCCAATAGACATCACGAGCTCGCCGGCTGCTTCTTGAACCTCCTGCGAAAAGGTATGCTCCCGCTCGTTCTCGTAGTCAAACTGATAGCCGCAACACGGACACGTCACTATTGTGCCGCCACCCAGGGATTTGAGTAACAGATTCAGCTCCATATCGTATTGTTTTAGTCGCTCGTCGGAATACCCGCGCTGCTTGAAAGCCTTGCGGATAAGTTCAACGGCATCCCGAAGCTGCTCCTCTGTCGCGCTCTTAAGCCCCACGAGGAACGTCTGAGGATTGGCACCCCAGCCGGTCAGCGTGGAGTATTCGAGCATACGCCATTTCAGAACCTTGCGGCGGTCCTCCTCGTCACGGGCCAATGCCTTGACGCCGATTGAGTGCTCAAGCGTACGGCCTGCCTCGTGGAAGAGCTTGTAGTCCTCAAAGACATCACGGCAGATCTGCTTGTTGAGATTCATCTGTCCCGTCATGATGAGGTTGCCGTCCTTCTCTTCGCCGGACAGAGGAAAACCTAACAGTTGGCGTGTGTCGTGGTTGAGATACCAGTGCATTTTGCTTATGTCATCGCGGAGCGTATCCACGAATGACCCGGGCATCGAGATGTCGTGCTGTGAATCCTCGATGCCTATACCGTTCACCGCTACGGTGACGATACCCTTGTCAGTGACATCCAGCGCCTTTGTTTCGTACTGGATATTAATCATCTGTTCGTTCATCGCCTTCTCCTTTCGAGGGTTTATTGTTGTTTTGATTGTTGTCTTGTCGTTTGTCATCGGGCCTGCTGGAATTGCCGGGCTGGCCCGTGTTTATCTGTATGGGTGATGTCTGCGCCTTAATGACTCGGTCAACGGCAGCTATCTCTTCGGGCGTCATTTCAAACTTGACCTTGTCGTAAATTTCACCCTCAAGCGCATCCTCGTGGATTTGGGCCCTCCAGTCGTTGATTGAGATAAGCCCGCTGTTGAACTGCGACAGACAACGCTCATTGACCATCTTCTTTACTTCCTCCTGCTCTTTCAAACCGACTTGCAGGCACGCAACATCACTGAAATCACAATCCAGATACAGACCCTTTTTGTCAAGGCCGAGGAATATTGTAAGCGCCTCGCAAAAGCGTTTGGCGGCAGGAATGATTGTCGAAGTGTACACGCTCTTCTCGGCCGTGTCCTGATTGCTGAATGTTGACTGGTCCTTGCGCGGCACCAGTACGGCGGGGATGCCGAACACGGAGGCTATCTTGATGGCGTCCTCAAGCGTTTCGTCAAATGGCTGGAGCTCTGCAATAGAGAGGTTGGTTCTTACAAAGTTGATAGGCACATCGGTAACCCCGTATGGTGATTTGCCCTCCTCAATGCCATAATTGGCGTTGATGGTTTTGGTCAGCTCCTCCTTCTCGTCCTTCTCAAGCGCTACGGTACCCGTCGCATCAGCCTTCTGAGCTACGATGAAGCCTACGGCGCCGCGTTTTACGAAAATCACATTGCGGGCATCATAGACTGCCAATAGGTTGGCGATTGGTTTCTTGACAGCCAACAGTCGGCTCTGCGCCTTCATAAAGCCATAGCCGTTTGTCAACTCGGGTATGCCGTCACGATCATGCCATATCTGCCAATAGGGAATCACATAATCGGAGCAAGTGCCCAAATCAAGTTTGTAGCCCTTTATCAGCTCATCAATATTGGCAATACCGAAAATCGGCACGCCGCAGCTGTGTTCCATCGGCACTACCTGCATAAGGTGAGCAGGCAAGCTCCAATAGTTTGTACACCATTGGAACTTGACTGCATCAGCCGTTATAGTGTCGGACATGGCAGCACGGAAAAAGGCGTTGCCGGTGCAGAGCTTGTAGACGAAATGCTGATAGACAATCTCGCGCCACGTCATCAGCGGGTTAGGCTGTTTCAGAATATCATCGGCACCCAGGCGGTTACACCACACTATGCTGTCATCCTTTGCCCGCTTCAAATCAAAGTGAGCCTCCGATATGCGCTTTGCGATAAAGTCAATCGGCCAGAACACCTCCGGGATGGTCTTGAACATCTCGATGAAGTTGTTGCCAACAACCGACGGCTTGAGGAGCAAATCCATCATAGAGAGCATAGACTCAAACCGCCACGCATCAGGGACATTCTTGGGCCGGTCTTCACCAATAGTGTAAGAGTTGCCCTCCCTAACTGCAAGCGAGTTATCCTCCTTGACTGTCAAGGATTCGTCCTTCTTCTTCCCACCAAATATGCTCTTCAGGGACTTCATGCAAATTCTTTTGCCACAAAGTAAAGTGGAATTGCAGCCGTTTGAGCCAATTGCTCAAAAAACCACAATTCCACACAAGCCTAAAAACGGCCCTAAGTATATGCAATTTAAGCCGTTACGGCTTTGGCGTCAGAAAACCCGAACTTTACAACGAACTGAATAAAGCCGCTCAAAACGGCACTCGCCTCCTTACTGTCACTGTCTTTGTTGTAGTCAAGCAAATTAGCCATGAATGTGGAATACACGGCATCGTCGTTGAGCTTGGCCTCGTTGAACAGTAGGTGATTCTTGACAAAATCAGACGTGGCCGCTATGCGCCTGTCAACATCCGGCACTTCCTGCATCACCCTTACGCCTGTCAACTCCTTACGCAGTTCTTTGACGAATCCATAGTATGCAGGGGCGCACTCAATCACCGTCTGCGGGCTGCTCGTGTCAATAAGGATGTGCTTTATCTCGTCAGTAGAGGCTGTGTCGGTTAACTGTACATCGATGATGTGCCACTTCTGCCCGCATAGCTTACCATGCACCATTGCAAACTTACCATTGACATTCGGCATTGCATACGCCACCTCCCTGCTATATGCGCACTCAGTAGCAGGGTTGTAAAAATGAATAGTGCCGCCACGTGCATACAAGTTGCGCTTGCGGCGATTCGAGAATAACAGGAACTCTTCACGCAGCAAGTCAGTAACGACATAGCGGAACGTGTCCGATATGTGCCCGTGCTGCTCATAGGTCTGCATGGTGATTTTGTTCTTGACCTTAGTCTTGAGGATAGCACCGTTCACATCCTTCTGGACGCTCATGTAATCCTCCACAGATACCTTGCACTCCTCGCCGATGATTATGTCAATGCCGGGGAGCTGCTTGTCAAATATAGCATTGATGAACTCACCAGACATGGGCACACTCGGATTCTTGTTGCTGACCTTATCCTCAACCTCAATGCCTTCTTTCTGCAAGGTGTCAATGAATAGATCATGGAACGACCGTTTCTCATCGTCTATGTTATTGGCGGCTCTTGTTGAGGCATCACCGTGGAGGTACACTTTTGTATTGTGTGCTATTGGTCTGGGTGTTCCACGCACGGCAACTGGTCTCGTTGTACATAATATCTCATGCAGACGCTTGGCAACGAGCTTAGCCGCGTTCCTGACGGTGTTGTTCGGGCTGTCGGCACACGTCTCGCCAATTTGCCGGATATACTTCTTATCCCCCTCTAACGCAATCTGCCAATAGGTGATTGAGATATAAGGCAGCACGTTGGAGTCAACACTGATATGCACCGGCAGCGTCGGGTCATACTCGCATACTCCTGTATGCACACCGCGATTGAATGATGAGAAGAACTCGGAGCCTGTGCGGATAACGCCCCATTCTCCGAGGGCATAAACGTTGTAATAGTCAGGGTCATTGAGGCGGTCTCGCTCGAAGTCGGCCACGCACTGCTCATCATAGAAGCCATAGGTGCCGTCAGGAGAGCCGACAACCCAAAAGTTATTGAGGTAGGTGGTCTGAATGACAACAGTGTCCGAAGGGTGTTCCTCTATCTCTTTGGTGCGAGGGTTGAGGATTGATTTCGGCTCGTTCATCCGTATTGATTTCACGTCGGTAAGTTGTGGTGGCAACTCACGCCCTGCTATCTCTACGATTTTCGGAATGTCGTGCCACTTCTCTTTGTCGAATATCTGTGTCTTAATCCAATGCGTTTCCTTGATGGGGTTGAATGTGGTTATAATCTGCTGGCCCACCATACCGCGAAGACGCTTGCGGATCTGCTTGTAGTCCTCCTCTTCAAACTCGCTCTTCTCGTCCAGAACGACACGCTTGAAACTTGACAGACCTTTTATCTTCTCCGAGTCATCAAGACCCTTGAACACAATACGCGCCCCGTTGCTGAGGCACGTTATTGTCTTAACTCCATCGGAGAACCTGAACAAATTCGTTATTCCAAGCTGATCAGCGGCTGTTTTGAAGTCTTGATATATGGAGTCTCGGATTGAGGCTCCAACCTTACGCATGACGAGCGTGTTGCTCCCTTCCCATAGTGTGAATATGAGAATAATCTGCGCCACGCTATATGACTTGCCGGACGATGACCCTCCGAACAAGATAATAAAGCGGATTGTCAGGTCTTGTAGGAATCTCAGCAGATAGAATCCAACCGGGTTGAGCTTCTTGAAATTTATCTCCATTTAATTTGACAGTTTGAAAGGAGAATTAGCCGTATCGCTTACGCGGTTTTGTATTTCCTCGGAGATTTTTCCATCATATCCTACAAAGTGAAATGAAATATCCCTGATTTGCTTTCAATATGTTCACTCGTCATCATCATCGAATCCGATGCGGAGCTCTCCGGCCACACTGCTCTGCGAGGTTACATTGATGTCCTTGGCGGCGGCAAATCCCAGTACGTCGATAAGGCGTTTCTTGGCGGCATCCTTATCTACCTCCGGGACGATGTTCTTGCCGACCCTCACGAACTTCAGCAGCTTGCGTGTCTTCTTTGGTATCTCATGCAGGTATCGCATACGCCAGCGGCCCGTCTTGCTGTCGATAGTCCACAAGTCAAGAGGGTCTAAGTCAAGGATGCTCACATCGTCGCTGATGATGCGCTCACGGCTTATCGACGCGAGGCGCGCCTGCTCTTCTCTAAGCTGCTCTATCCTTACCTTTATCTTATCCTGAGCAGCCAAAGCACTTGCCTTGCTGTAATGCCAAGGTTCGTTCACGTCACTCTTGCAGTTATAAGCCTTGCGATAGGCGGCCACAAGTATGCCTTTGGTATCGTTGCCATACGCATCGACTACATACTGACAGAACAGTTCCTGCTGAGGCGTGAGGCCATGTTTGTTCTTTGCTCTTGCCATAGATGATAATGATGTTATGCTATTGTTGATGATGTCGTAATAATAGATTATGTTGATGAACAGAAGCCGTTGAGGTATTAGCCATCATTTGGATTTCTCCCGCTCCCTTAAAAATTTTGGCAAATGCGTAAAATTCTACCCGCTTTGCCGTTTTTTATGGTGATATGAGCCGCTTTTACGCTCAAATGAGGTGGGGATTGTCTCAAAATCATCACCGGGAGAATGGATTTATCGGTTACTGATGCCTATGAGGTTGAGAACCATGTCCCGGTCTCCGAGCTGCGTGTTGGTGGCTATCATCGTGGAGCCGGTGGTGATGATGTCATCATAGACTATCACCCGCCGCTCGGCGATGGGCCGCAACAACATGAAGTCAGGGTGCAGACGGTCATGGTTGATACACTGCAACGCATCATCGTAGAACGGAAGGTCGAGAGTGTCCGAGATTATGCGGCATACCTCAGTAGCAAAATGGAAGCCATCGGCGTGCCGTCGCCTCGGAGTGGTGATGATGCACCAGTCTGCCGTATTGCCGACGAATGTTGAGATGAATTTGCACGCAACATCGGCGAACATCGCGGCATGATCGGCCGAGGATTTAATCTCACGGAACGTCAGACCCACCTTGCTCCGCTTGAACTGAGAGATGTAGTAGAGGGAGCCGATACGGTGCAATGCCTCTCTTGGAGTGAGGTCGCAACGAGGGACGTTGTCGCTTAGGAGTTTCGGCCCCTTGGCGACAGCGTCCCAGTCATCCATGCGTATAATCTTACTTCTCCGTCTCATGTTCCATACAGCGGCGGATGCCATCGGCTACCGACACATATTGCAAAGGTACAGTAGGAATGCTCTCATCGACCGTTTGCGCCTTGCGGTCAAAATCGCGTTTATGCCTATCAATCACGATTTCAAGAGGTTTGTACTTCTCCACCTCTAACGCGAAATCATAGACGGAGGTCTCTTCGGGGTTGGCCACGTTCAGCAGCTTCTCTCCGCTTCCGTAGGCATAGATGAAGCCCTCGACGGCATCGGAGATGAATGTGAAGTGGCGCACGTTGCGTCCGGCATTTACGAGCTTGACAGGATTGTCGTTGAGAATATGCCAAAGAAGAGTACCCTGACGTGGGTCAGGCCCGTAGATGTTGTGCAGACGCACGCCCGTAGCTCCGGGATGGTAACAGGCGGCATACTGTTCGTCAAACCGCTTGCTGATGCCGTAGAGCGATGTGGTATTGCATCCGTTCGCCGTAGAGGAGGACGCATACACCAGACGCACGTTATAGCGGCGGCAGGCATCGCACACCACCATGAAGGCATCGATGTTGTCGGCCTTGACGGCATCTTTGTCGGTATTGAACACTGAGGTCTGGGCGGCCAGATGATACACACAGTCGATGTCCGAGAGGTCGGCGGTCCTGAAGAAGTCGGCAACTTCGATTCCGGTGCGTCGGTCGATGACGGCCACTTCCACGCCTCGTTTTTTAAGAGCAGCGGTGAGAGCCTTGCCGATAAAGCCCTCACCGCCGGTTACAATCATTTTCATGTCTTATTAGTTGATTGGTTCAAGTTCATCCATATCATACTCATAGATGATACGCTTTTTGTAAATTCTCGCAGCTTCTTTTTCGAGTTGACATCCCAGCGAATGACGGTAATTCATGCTGAGACAGATAGCATCACAGTCAAGCAATGCCTCTATATCACGGCCCATGTAGAATGAGTATGGCATATCAGGCTCCGGGCACACCTCAAAAGGCGTGATCGCCTTATGACCTTTGCTCTCGATTAAACGTTTGAGCCGTTCAGCCTGCGCCTTGGCCACTTCAGGCGGACGCCCGGTTATCGGGATTGATATATAGATTTTCATGACTTATATGTGAAAAAATTGTTGTATCTTTGTAATTGACTCGGAGATGTGGGACCGGAACGAGCCGCCGCCCACCTTGTGAGGAATCTGCCTTTGGCATACTTCGTGGCCGGGAGAAATTCCCGTGTAGGAAACCGAGAGAGCTGGTAAGTTCGTGAGTCCAGCGTTTAGCCGTCCTTTCGGGCGGCTTTTTACTTATGCGTATCCCAACGATGAATCCGTCCGTCTTTGGTAACTACATAGACGCGGAGCAGCTTGCTGTTATGCTGCCGATACTTTTCTATACCTGCCTTGACTGTTGCCTTTGTGTGGCCTGCATCTCTCATATACACGACTGCCGCCGTTGCTCCTGGCTTATCCCTCGCGTGTTCCAGACAGTTCTTGAAGTTGTTGACACTATCACCTTTCGGCGATGACTGCTCAAATCCGGCCGAAAACACATAGCCGTCCGGAGTCCTGACATCCCCCGCTTCATCTTTGAGCGTGATTTTGTAACCTCTGTCGGCCATAAATCTTGCAGCTTCTATCTCTTCCGGCTTGTGGGTCGCGGAACTCTTCTCAATGAGATAATAACCGCCGCCTTTTTTGCTGAAATAACCATCGGAATATCGGCCGGAATGCCTGAGTTGATTAAACTCTACCTCTCGACGACCATATTCGCGGCTGCCACCTGACAGAGTGCGAGAGCCGCCGGACAGCTTAACCATTGGCACCTCCTTTCTCTGTCATGAAGTCATGGATATACACAAGAGAGTTCTGATTGCAGAAGTCATGTATCTCTTGGCCGCCGCCATATACGATGAGATTGGGGATAGCTTGCCCGGAGATTTCGCGGGCGATCATCAGTTCTGTTTCCAACTCTGCGAGATGTCCGCGTGTGCCGCGTGTGGCAAATGCGTTATAACCGACAGGGATGCCGAGGCGGTTGACCTCATAGAATTTGCTACTCACATTCAAGTCGGCATAGACATTCAGTCCGCATTCCTGAAAGTATCTGGCAATCCATCTCTTTTTGTAAATAAGGTCGAGGCCCTGAGCAAGCGGTGTGGTGTCAAAAAGGGAAAAATTAGGTTCTACAACGGCTCGTGCGCAGGTGTTCAACACTTTTGCAGGATTTTTCCATACACTTGCAAAACGATAATCATCCACATAAAAATGAATTGTTTGCGCTGTTTTCGTTTTTCTTCCGGCACCATAAGGAGCAAATGGGAGCAACAGATGTCCTCCCTGCCTATCAATCCGCAAACACGGAATGTCATACTTGTTGTCGCTCGGATATAGGCAGTCCTCAGCAACATTCAATTCAGTTGCGTTCATATTGTGATGATGTGATGTGATGATTTATGAACTTGGCCGCTATTAGAATAGAGGTTTAGATTTTGCGTAAATGGGGCATTTATCTCGGTAGGCACATTCTCCTGCCTTTCCCTGGGCGAAACGCTCATGCCATAGAACCTCATAGAACTCTGTGCCCATCTCAGCCTCTTCGTTGAGATAGCCAACGAGTTTCATACAGAAAAACCCGCTGTCACTCTCTTTGTCATCATGGAGTGCCACTATGCCGTTACTGTTTGGTCTTGCCATATTTGATTTATGATTGATTTGCTACTATGACCAATTTTGTCCCGTCGGGATATGTCATCGCCTTTTTGAAAAGTTTATGACACCTCGCCGGGATATTGCGATACCTCAGATGCCATTCATTCCATAGGATGCAGTGGCCGCGCTTGACACCGGGGTTGAGGTGGGTTGCCCCCGTGTTCATGCAGGGGCAACTACCACAACTCCAAGGCTCTTCATAGAACTTGTAACCGTTTATCTCAACCATCTTCGGTGGTCTTATGTGTCTCTACTGACACGATGATTTCAATAGACTTGTTGTCGGTCTCGATAACAACTTTGTGCTTCATCGTCTCGACAGCTTGCAGGAGAAATTCCGCAAGACTTCCTATTTGATTAGCCGCACTCTGATTGGGATTATATGAGAATGGCACAAATTTCTCAGGCAATATGAACCGCTGAGGCTCTTCCTTTTTCTTGAACATTGTTGATGATTTGGGTTGGTGATTCTTGGAGCGCCCGACACAAGGCCGGGCACCATGCTTTCGGGATGCTCGTGTGGACGGCGTTACCGATAAATTTCTTCTGATCGCTCTGATTACCCATCAGCACATAGTCATCGGGGAAGCCTTGGATACGTTTCAACTCCACCACCTTGAGCATCCTCATCTTGATGTCAACGACGTTGTAGAGTGCCATGAACTCTTTTATCTTTACCGTCATGGGCGAGTCAGTCTCATAGACTTCTATGCCGATGCCTCCACCTTCTACACAGACGAGGTAAGGAGGCCGCTTGTCCATTCGGGCAATGAGAGTGAAACATGGCTCATCTATGGAGCTGCCGGCCGAGAAGAACTGTGGGTTCATCAAGTAGAACTGATGGCGGTCTGCTGTGATGACCTTGCACGGCTCGTCTATACCGCTCCCGACATTGTTATAGTTCGTGTCCATAATCCATTGCTCGGCAGTGATGAGGTTGTGCTTCGGATTGGCTGTGATACATCCGGCAGGCTCCTCAATGGAGGTCGGACGGCCTTGGCCGTACTGCATATCTATGAACTGAGGATTTACAAGCGCGAACTTGTCTTTGGTCGGAATGGTAGGCGCCGGACTGTCTATGTCCCGGCAGCCTCCGTTGCCGTAGAACGATGTCAGGAAGTGCGCACTAACGAGCGCATGATGGTCAACGCACGTTATCGTTCCGGCTGGCTCATCCAACGATACGTTCTTATCGTAGGTCGAGCCGCTGAACTGCTTTGACAGAAACTCCACGTGAGCAAGTCCGAGGCGATTCTGAGTGGCCACTGTCGGACACGGCTCATCAATGGAGGGTGGCACATACTTTCCTCGCTGACTCATGCTGTTGAATTTTACCAGAAACGCATCTTTGCCTCCAGCCACAAACTTGATTAGTCCGGCATAGATACGCATCAGCGTTTTCTCGGCCAATGGCTTCTTCCTCGTGAATATGGATTGTCCCCACTCATCGAGATTGAGGACATAGCGCACGGCTCGCCACTGCTCCAGATTGCCGGTGGGCCGTCGGCTGTGGGTCGGTTTGGGGAACACGATCGGCAGGTCTTTCTTGGCGAACATACCAAAATAACGCTTGCGTGTGGTCCGGGCGCCGAAGTCAGCCGAGTTCAGGATGCGGTAGTCGTAGTTGTAGCCGTACTCTTTGACGTTCTTGATCCATCGGACATAATCACGCCCTTTGTCCATTGAAAGCGGACGGCCATTCTTATCGAGCGGCCCCCACGACATGAACTCTTCAACGTTCTCTATCTGGATAAAGTCGGGGTCGATGGCTTCGATGTAGCGGTAGAGGTGTTCCGCGAGAGTCCGGCTGTCTGCATCACGCGGCTGGCCTCCTTTGGCTCTGCTAAAATTGGTACACTCCAGCGAGGCCCATAGAACAATCAAGGCTTGCGGATTTTCATGTCTGCAAGCCTTGATGCGTTGGATAAGCGGTGTCAGGTTCAACGTCCTGATGTCTTCCGTAAAGTGGAGCGCGCCCGGATGATTGGCCGCGTGTGAGGCTATGGCTTTCGGGTCGTGATTGACACAAGCGATAACCTTGGCACACTGCTCACCATTCAACCGGGCCTCGTTGACTCCCGTGGAGGTTCCGCCGGCACCGCAGAATAGGTCAATGTATAGAAGTTGTATCATTGTAATTAGGATTTGTCGTTCTCGTTTTCATCTTCATCATCTTCTGCCGAGTTAGATTCTCGAATTGCATCAGCGATATTGCTGGTGCCAATTGCTATTACAGCTGCAAGAAAGAATAGAGCAATTGCTGTCACATTTCACCTCCTTTCAATTGTTCGGGGTTGTCATGGATATTGCCGATTACCTCATACTGCCAATGGGCGAAAAGTCCGACGGGGTCGAAACATTTAGGCTGTGCGCAGAATGAACATGAATCGGCGTGATAGATTACTTCTGCTGGAACAAGCTCGTCCTCTATATCATCGTAGTACCTTACGATGTCGCCCTCGTAAATCTCCTTGCCGTTCTTGTCAGTCAGGCCGGTGAACTGGCCTATCGTGTCCTCATAGACATCTACGTAGATGTCCCAATTATCTTCGTAAGAACCGGGGTCATCGTCGCGCTCTTCGGGATTGTAGGCCACGATGCATGGCTTGTCGTCCCACCGGCCGCATAATCCGCCGTAGACCCATTGGCCGTTGTTGCGCTTGCCTCTGAATTTGATTTGTCGCTTCATTTTTTGTTCAGTTTTTCGGTGAGTTCGGGCGAGTAGCGGTAAATTGCATCCTCGGGGCAACTTAAGGCGAGGGCGCATCCAATCTTAGATGCAAAGGCGCATTCGATGCAGCTAAAGGGGTAGATTACCCGCACTTCTTCGTAGACCTTTCCCGCTACGATTACCCCGTTGATTTCAGTTTTCATTCTTCTTCGTTATTATCTATTGTCGGGTCGGGCTGAAACCACGGGCAATCGAAAGCGTAAAGACATGGAGCGACATTACCTCCATGCTCCACATTCCGATAGCAGTGATATTGCGGAGTCCAAAACAGACAGTTTTTGTTATAGTTTCTCATTTCCTTTTCCTCCTTACTCTGTCAAACTTCGCGTAGGGCGATTGGTAGGACTTAATATCCGAAATCTCTTAGGTTGCGGTTGCATGCCAATGCTTCTTTGAGTTCAATTTCATGTTTTTGCTCATCTGAAAGTTGCCCCCATGGAGTCCTCGGTTTGGAGGGATGGAGTCTATCCCAGCGTGTTTGTTCGGCATCTCTATCTTCATCCCTCTTCATGAAGTATAAATTACCACAAATAGAGTGTGATTCCATATAGAATTCGCGGTCGCTTGCATCGTCTGGAAAATTATCCATTATTAGCTCTCCTACGTACACTCTGTCGTTGAGGATAATATCAGCTATCTCCCTCCCATCAGAGAGCTTGGTGTGAAGTAGTTGTTTCACTAACTGCTGTTTCTTCTCTTCCAAGCTCTTGATTTCCCTAAGAGCATTGATGTATTCTTGTAATATCTGTTTCATCCTCAGTCAAGTTTAACGTGGTTGTGGTCTCCGTTCAGCTTGTGGTAATACTTGATGGCGCATTCTTTATGCAATTTGATGCGCCGTTTCATCGCTTGCTCTAATTTAGGTGGAATTAACTCGCCGTAATCACCGAGGTATATCATGGCTTCGCGGATAACGCAGATGCAATCTCCCAATGCGCCTAAAGTCCTCACATCAACATTTTGGGCATTAAACGTCTGCTGATAGAACTTGTAAGCCTCGTTATAGAGGTCATCGGTAGTTCTGAGATTAGAATTGTATTTACTCATTTTCTCCTCCTTTCTCCCTCCAAAAGAGAGTGCATTTAGATGGGTCCGTCGGTTTATACATTGATATGTAATTCTTGAGGTTCGTTTTGTCTGCGCGGAACCTGAGCGATTCCCGGTAGCGGTGGCATTCCTCTCTGCGCTTGCAACCGTCGCCCTCGCAGAATGTCATGTCGCAGTTCATTTGGAATCTCCTCTCTCCGTTTTGGCAACCAACCTGTATGGAATGTCATTATCGTGTATTTGCTCATCGCTCCACGTCACCTCTGCAAGGTCGCGGAAGTCGGCATCATCGGGAACTTCATCGCCGATATTGAGCCATATTATTTCGGGTAGATTTTTCATGCTTTTCCTCCTTTCTCTGCTTCGGCAATGAAGGCGTCGGCAAGTCTAAAAGCCGTTTGTGCGAGTTGCTCGGCAGGCGGATTTGGGTTACAGCCTGGAATGAGCGGGGCACATATCAAACCTTGCATCATCTGTGCCGCGATATTCAGTCTGAGCTCGCCCAGGAATCCGTCTTTGATGATGCGGTCAACAATTTCGTGGTCTTGCACGATATGGTCTTCTTTCGGCTCGGTGTAGGGTGCGAGGTCGGATTCCTTTATCCACCCAATCAAATCACCTCTCGCCAAATTCCTAATGATGTAGTCAGATTCTTCAATCTGATAAACCGTACCTATGAAGTCTTGATAGCGCACCTTGTCGCCCACTTTGAACTTCGGCTCGGCTGGCCTCGGCTCTTCGTTTGCAACCTTGCTTGCAGATTCGCTTGCAGCTTCATCCGGCAGGCACTTGGAGCCGAAAAGGTTTATAAGAGTATCAAGTCTTTTAATCATGCCCATGTTCCTATACATTCGGTATTGTTCTTGCACTTCTTTACGTGAGATTGTCAGCATCTCCTCTCCCTCCGCGTCAGAGGTGAGGTTGTGGAGGCCGAAAAATTCCTCTAACAAATCAGCTTCAACCTTTGCATACCTGTTTGCGGTAAACAAGCATCCTTTATATCGTTTCTTCACTTCCTCCTTGAACTCATTCGGAAGTACGCGCCACGCGCTATCAATCAGTTCTCCATTCATGATTCTTTCTTTTGATGGTTATTTCTACGGGTTCGGGGTCGTCATCCCATGTGAGGTCGGGGAATGTATTTTCGGGCAGAAACTCAAAGGTTCTTCCGAGATTCACGCACCAAAAACGACAATTCTTCTTTTTGTACGGCTTATCCGATGCGACAAATAGCGGCAATTGCCCATCCTCATCTCTCGCCACCCATCCGCTAATCACGGTGTCGGCGTCTTTCTCCTGCTTGCCGAGGGCGAAGTTGGCACCAGCCTTGAAAGCATCCTTGATTTCCTGCGTCTCTGCACCGCTTGCCCATGTTCGTGACGGATCTGCGTACTTCTCTGCCGCCTCCTCAATCTCCTCTTGCGTGATTGTCTCTTTCTCTTTGCCAAGGGCATAGGCGCGGTCGAAGATGAACTCAAACACCTCTCTGGCGGTATTGGGAGCTCGGAGGGCAAACTTGACGTTCTCCCAGCACTCGCGCTTCTTCTGTTCGTATTCTTGTTGTGTCATATTGTGTTAAATTTTAACATTTACTCTGTTAAAAACGTTAATTGTTCTTATTGATTGATTGATTACTCTTGCAATGTTGTTACCTTTGCAGAACCAATTTAGAAGTAGTGGTGCCAGCACCTTCGCTACTGCAACCAATCGTCCAAACTAACAGGACTTGTAAACCCCGGAGGTAGGATGCCGGGGTTTACTGTTGCAAATCCTACTGCACGTGTCCTGATTAGGCGAAAGCCAAAAAAGAAAGGAGGTGTGAACATGACTATTTCTAAATTGGTAGACGGTAAGGAGTTTAGGCTCATTTTTACTCCGTACATTCGGAATATTCTTGTTGTGTCATCTTATGTATGATTTAATTCTGTTAATGTATGTCGGCGGCACATAGTAGTTAAACTCGCCACGCTCAAGAGCTTCAATCTCGCGTCTGACAGATTCGATTTTAGCATCATTGTCAGCTATCGCCATACCGAATAGGTCATCCTCAATATTACCCATTCTGAGCTTTTTGAGCTTGATGTTTTTAGAGCGTAGCAGATTCTTCGTACGCTCGCTCACATAGTCGGTACCACATAGGCATGATTGCTGAGCGCAGATGGTAAGCTCGACCTTTCGGCGAGGGTTGGCTTTCTTGACGATAGCGGCGAGATATTCAAAGTACCATTTCCATTTCTCTACAATGCGTATAGGCATATTGTAGCGGTAATAGATCGTGGATTCAGCGAGACATCCGGTGTAGATTACGATTTTGACTGCTACGCCATCGTTGTATTTCATCCCTCCACCTCCTTTGCGATTTCGGGGAAGAGCACCTCGTTAAAAAGATACCTTGCTTCGTCATAGGTGATGTGGCCGTGGTCGAGATACACGTCCGTTATCATGCTCCATACTTCTTTGATTTTGCTTTTCTCCACAAGGCAGTAGCGGCGCATTATGATGTTAACCACATTCTTTGCCTGTGACATTTTATCCCTATATGTATGTTCGGGCATGTCGGGAAATAAATGTTTCAACATATCCGCATACTCGCGGGCGAGGGCGGTGATTTCTGATTCTTTCATAGCTTCTGGTCTTGTGGAAATTCGTTGAATCTGCGGCAGATTTCTTCACCGAATTTGGTCGCATCTTCAAGAGTAGCCTTGAAGTCTACATAGCGGTCTCTGCTGTATAGCTTTATCTCTCCGATTGGGATGTTCCATCCGCTGGCGGGTTCTTTGACGCACAGCTCGACAAGTCCATGATTGCCACTCGGTACGAGCACGAGCTTGACTTCCTTTGTATCGAAGCTGCCCGACACAAACTGAATCTTTGGAGTTATTTTCATCTTTCTTCTTTTTCGGGGTTTACATATTTTCTAACCATCTGGTTGAACTCCGCCGCCATGCGCTCAAAGGTGTCGACGTCGCATATCGGCTCCCAGTTCACCTCAAGGTCGGCGCGGAAGTCGGCGCCAAGCGGCGAGGCCCATACATCGAAGCCGTAGTGGTGGGTGCGGCCGTAGTTTGTGAAGTCCCACACGCGGAAGGCTACCTGGTAACCGCTGATGACGCGCCCCTCCCCGTCCTCCTCCTTGTCGAAGTTCTTGAACCACGCCCATGATTCAGACAAAGTGAGGGGGTGCGTGTACTTCCGATAGCCGCGCCGCTCCAGCTCGGCCTCGATTGCTTTCAGTTCTTTGCTGGTCATAGCTTGTCTGCGGGGGCTTGCGGAATTGTCATCCAATAGTCGGGCTGAATCTCCATTCCGGCGATGGTGTACCATTTGTTATTGTCAAAATAGGCCACGGCGTATTCGTCCAAATCGTCGGCGGAATAGGTCAAAACGCTTTCGGCTATTGACTTGGGCACTCGGTCGTGGACACTTATCCACTGCGCCGCTCTCTCGTCGATGGCCCTTTGCACGTAAGCGTCGGCCAAATACTGTCTGACCTCGGGCCACGGCTTGTTTGCCCCTATGTCGTTCATCATGTCGGGGAACACTTCTGCGGCGTGTCCCTGAGCCGATTGTTCAAGTTGCTGCGGTGTCATTGGTCTTGGAATTTTAAAGTTTTGATTAGTAGATGTGTTCAAGTTCTTTGTTCAGTGCCTCGATTAACTCTCCAAGCTCGTCCTCTGTGATGAAGATTTGCTCGCCGAGTTCATCGTCATAGTAGTAGGCGGAGATTGCGGTCACTTCTCCCCACGCATCTTTGAGTTCGCAGGAGCTTGGGTGCCAGTAGTCGCCGTTCTCTTTGACCCACTCGCCGTAGCAGTCGTACTCTATCTCGATGCACCAGTCATCCTCTTGGTAATAGTAGTTGTTGGCGGCGGCCTCGTTGGTGTGCCCCCAGCCGTCCTCGTCCTGCTCGTCGTAGGAATCGCCGATTTCGTGGTTGTTGCGGACGACCTGACGGCAGATGTCGTCGATGTAGTCTTTAAGGGATTCCAATGCTCTCTGCTTTGCTGCTTCGTAGCTCTCGGTCATTGCTTTGTTCTCTTCCATGTCGGTTCTTAGATTTTTGATGATGGCCAGGGAATTGTTGTGGTTCTCAAGCTCGGTGATGTTGCTGATGCCCGTGTTGCCAAGTTCGCGTTTCACTTCGCAGATTACCTGCATGTTCTCGGGAAGCTCTTGGTGCTTTGCTTGTTGATAATTCTTTTTACTGTCACTTCTTTGTTGGATTTATTAGTTTGACTTATATTCTCTCTACCTCATTCAATTATTGATGAAATCGGTTATGATGGAATTGATTATAGGCTCATTGTTCTTGTTTAGTTTTATGGAACGCTGCTCCCCGGGAGTGATAAGAGTCATCCAATACATCTCAAATTCCAGCTGTTCATTGGTATGGGGATTATGAAATGTATGTTTCCAGCCTTGTTTGGCCCTGGAAGTAACTTGGATGAAATATGCACGATTCTTTGCCTCCATGCTCTCTGACATTGAATTTTGTCTTTCAAAGCCAGCTTCTTTAAGAGCGTTGATTATGGATTTCTTTGTTACCATTATTGTCTGTGTTTATTGGTTTTACTTGTGTTCGCGTAAGGTGTTTTAGTATCTCCCTTACACCTGTAAAGTTATACCACTCAGACAGGTAATGCAAGCAGAATGGGCACCATTTTAGCGCCTTAACGTTTGTCAAAATGTGTCAAGACAGGACGTTGGCTTCGGCCTCTTCATCGGCAATTATTGCGTCTGCTACGCTGTAACAGCGGTTGACTAATACCTTGATGCAGCGCATCATCGTGTCAGTCAGCTTCATCTTGTAGCCAAATGTCTCGGCAATATCCATACACAGCACGGAAATAAGGAAGCAATATGGCTCTTGCTTTCGATAACACGGCTTGTTCATGCGGACCACAATGACTTTGTCCATGTTCTTGTCGAAGTCCTCTACAAAGGTGAACATCATATGAACGAGTGCGACACGGACCGGCACCTCGTTATGCTTTTTGCCCACGTACTGCCGCTTGTACTCTGACAGTCGATGTTGACGGCAATAGTCAATCAGTGCTTATGCCTGCTCCAGTGCGAGAGCGGTAAGCATCTGCGGTATGAAGTGCATCATCACGGACTCGCGCTTGCCGAATAATTTCATGCAATCGTCAGGAGTGAGCTGATGCGCCACTTCGGGTTCCGGCTTGTGGATTCTGATGCCGAAATCTGCACCAGGTACAGGGCGAATGGGCGTCGTTCCAATTGCGTCGCCCATCTCTGCCAAAAATTCCTCAGATAGGGGGGGGAGGTTGTCGGTTGGCATTATGCGAAAATTAAGACGGCCCGGACTGGTCGTCCGAACCGCAAAAGAGGTTGCTGTTTTGTTGAGGTATCAAGTCATCGAACAGGCCCGCGACTCTCGGCCGCAACGCCTCGTATTCCTGCCTGAAAAATTCCTCTTTTGTGCGCCCATACTTTTTGCCCCTCGACGTGTGTACGTCGTAAGTGTAGTCCGGTATGGGTATAGGATAGCGCCGCACATCATCAATCCAATGCTCCACGTCTACAAGGTTGTGGTCGTAGACAAAGTTCTGGAGGTGGTCCGCGTCGCGGTTCTTGCGGCACTCGCACAGCAGAAGCACTGCTTTGCTCACGAAAATGCGACCTTTGCCTTCGGGGTGGTTTTTGTTGACTAACTCGTGTCCCTGCCACAAGGCTTCTATCTCGGTGGTGATGAGGCCGTAGCAGTCCTCGGCGCTGATGGTGAACAGTCGCTTCCAGACATAGTCGCGGAAGCCTGAGTGCCACAGCTCCAGGGCAAAGAAGCCGGCCACCTTGGCATCAGCACGGCGAATAGCCTTCTGCATGGCGCTGCTGACTTCAAAGAAGTTATAACCCGATACAGTCCTCTTTATCATAACTATCTGTCATTATGTTGTTTGATACTGTAAAGTTAGTACGGATAAGCAAAAGATGCAATCAGATTGAACACCATTTTACACCATTTTTTGCTTATCCGTACACCAATCAGAATTTGAACTGCGCGGATATGTTGTACTGCACTAACTGCTTGGTTTTATCCTTGCCGTTGTTGGTGGCTCCTTTGAGGTTGATGCTGTCGCCGAAGTGCTTTTTGATGAACAAAATGCTCCGGCGCTCCTCGTCCTGGTTCCTGAAGGCGGCCAGCCCTCCGGCATTGACAAAGGTGCCTTTCTGGGCGAAGTTGTAGCGCAAGTCGGTGAGAACTCTGCGCTCCTTGTACTTCATGTAGCAGCTTATCCAAAAGTCTTCTTTGAGCCGGATTTCCTCATTCCACCATACGTTCTTGTTGTAGCGGACACCATACGCGCAACCGGTGATCATCTTCATCAGGGAGTAGTACCCCCATTCGTTATACATCACCGGTGAAATTGCCGAGGTGAAGCCGAACAGGTGAATATCGAGCATACACGCCAACTCATATAGAGACTCGATGATGTGGGTAATTTCGTCGGGATCGCGGATGACTCCCGGCTCTCCTTTCTCAACGAAGAGCGTCTTGACGACATGAACATCATCGTCAAGCATCATCAGGTTGCCGAAGTGCCGGGACATCCAATTTCGTTTCGGTATCAGGCCAATCACATCGTCGGGGTGCGTCACTATCTCGCACTCTGGATTATATTCCCGATAGAGGTCTGCCTGACTCTCGGCCACGCAGATGATAGGATTGTTAACGAGCTTTTTTGAGAAAACTCGGTCGTGCCGCTTGTGAGAGGGGATGACAATTTTCAGATCACTCATTTTTTGTCGCCCTCCAGCGCGACACGGACATCTCTAACGTCAATCACATTACTCTTGCTAACCTTGCCGGTCTTGTAGGATTTCATCCTCTGCATTCCGAACCGCTCGCGGAGCCAGTTGCTATCAACCTCACTGGCCGACTGAATGATGAACAGTTCGTGCCGCTCATCATACTTGGGAACGAGAGGATAGACGGCGGTTTCATCGGTGATAGAGTCGAACCGTTCCTTGAACTCATCGACAGGCTTCTCAGGGGCAAACTCTACGCCCCAGCCCTGCAACTCGTCTTTGTCCCATTCGTTGAGCATCACATCCTTGTCATTCTCGCCGAAACTAACATTGTCCTTTGTGGCGTATTCGCGCAACTTCTTTACGTCGGTTTCAGGGTCAAGGACTTTACAGGGAAGCTCTTTGTAGCCGAGTTCCTTGCAAGCCCTCAAACGCAAATTGCCACAAACGACTAAATAGCGTCCTTCGGCATAAGGATAGACAATCAGCTCTCGCAACTCAAGCATCTCCGGGGACTCGGCGATACTCTTCTTCATTGCTTCATACCGGTAGTCCCGAAAGAACCGGGGATTCTTCGGGAGTCCCGATAGTTGCCCCTTGTTGAAATCAAGGAGGCTGATAGGAATAATTGTTATTTCTGCCATGACTAAACATCATCATTAAAACATCATCATTAGTCATACACGAAACCTACAATTTAGCTGATTCTTGCTCCAGCGTGTCGCGGAGCAGTTGCTCGACATTCTTACACCCGATGCGTTCAAGGTATGTAAGACTGGCAATAATGACCTCGGCGGCAGCTACCTCTTTCTCGGTCCAGCCATCGACGGACTCGCTTGAAAAGCTCGTCGCATCGTACAGCTCTCGCCATTTCCGGGAAATCTCGTAGAGAGATACCCGCGAGGAACTCGTCTCGGTTATTTTGCAGCCTTCAATCGCAACCTGAACACATTGCGCAGCAAATTTTCTCAGCGGTATTGCCATTTGTGATGAGTTTGGGGTTTGTGAATGACTGATTATTACACACGGTTCAGGAGCCGGGAGGTGATTTGTTCAACTGTTTCATGTCAGTTAATGCTTCTTTGCACGAAAGGCTATCACACAGAAGGAGATAACGGCAAGCACTACTGCGAGCGCAACTACAATCCAGAGTGGCGATGTAATCCACCACCAGGACCATTTTACAAGGTTCGTCAGTTTCAGGATCAGAAACACGACGAACACGACAACAGGCAGACTTAGGCCAGTTGCCGGAGAGGGATTCATTTTTTTCATATTTTATTTGGTTTGAAGTTCTGCTGGCAACTCCTTATTGTCATCTTCAGCATTTTCATCGTCGAGGAAATCAAACAATGACGGAGCCTCCTTTTTATTAGCGGCCTGGGCGCAATACTGAGCGCCATCAAGGAAATAAGTCGGCGAGAGTTCGATGCCCCAGCCCTTGCGGCCCTTATTGAGCGCACAATAAGGAACAGTCATCAGACCGCCGAAGGGGTCAAGCACGACATCACCGGGATTGCTCATCTGGTCAATCACTCGGTTCACGATGTCGAATTGCAGGGGACATAGGTGTTGCTCCTTACCCTTGACAGACTGAATGGTGTTGAGGGTTCGCATACGGGCGATGTCAGACCAGACATTGTCGGTCCAACTGCCGGGCTGGAGTAACATGAAACCCGTGGGGAGTTTGCCGTGCAGCTCCAGTTCTTCAGCAATCTTCACGACATAATCATAATCCCATACATTGTTGAGGGTGTAGCGTCGGAAATATCGGTAAATGGATTTATGGTCCATCTTTGCTATCTCTTCTGGAGTCATAAGGCGGTCGCCGGAAGAACGAGTGTAGCTGTGAGCGTCCATCTGCCAGCGGGCGCGGCTGTATCCGTCAGGATTGTCCCACTGCCTCGTTTGTTCGTTCCACCACTTCTTATCCTTGACAACAGGGATATCCGCGTAGGCGTTGGTGCGGTCGGTTGCAGGTTTGCGGAAGATGAGAAGATACTCAGGCATACCGACACCCATCTTGGTGCCGTCCTTGCACTGCTCCGTCCATCCGAGGCGATAGGTCTGATTGTTCTCTCTGACCACATCAGTCACAATGGTTTTCATGCCCATGTAGGCAAACCCGTGTCGGATGTAATGGGCGATGCAGTCGCAGTGGAATGGATAGACCGTCTGACACCCCATGCCGCTGAGGCCCATCGGCACGATGCGGTCTTTGACATGGATTATGGCCATGCGGCCCGGCTGGAGCACTCTGAACAGATTGGGAGTGAGGAAATCCATCTGTTTGAAAAACTCCTCGTTGCTCTCCGAGTGGCCGAAGTCGGCATAGTTGGGAGAGTATTCGTATTGTGTCGCAAATGGAATAGAGGTTACGATGAGGCCCACGGAGTTGTCGGGGTATAGTTCGGTGTTCTGCAATTCCAGAACGTTGTCGTTGTTGGCAATGCGGTAGCCGTCACCAACAATCTCTACCCGATCAACTCCCATTTTGCGGGCGAGATGCGCAGCCATCTCTTTGTGGGAGAGTCCGTATTTCTTTATGATTGCAGTCATGTTGTGTACGAGTTTGTTATGGTTCTGCCACTTGGTTTCAAGAGCCTTGCGTACTCCTCTTTCGGCCTCGGTATAGATGAGGTCAACCCTTACGACTTTCGTCTGAAGGAATCGTTGCAAGCGATGGATTGATTGGATAAAGTCATTGAACTTATACCCAATACCGAGGTATATGGCCCATGAGCAATGACGCTGAAAGTTGCAGCCGGAACCGGCGATGACAGGCTTTGCTGCCAACTCATGAATACGGCCATAGGAAAAGTCGAGAATGTTGCGCTCTCGCTTCTCATAGTCCTGGGAGCCGTAGATTGATTTGATTGTCGGAATGGCCTTCTCGATAGCGTGGCGTTCACTTTCAAGGTCGTGCCAGATGATGCGGTGCGCGTCGGGATCCTCTGCTCTCAGTTCCATCATCTTGGCTATACGGTCCGGCAGACTCTCTCTCTTTTCCCTTGCGGACTGTTGCAGACCCATAGCTTCGGTAGCGAAAAGCACCGGATTGCCGTATTTGTCAACACTCGGCTTAGAATAGTCCGTCGGTATCTCGTGCCATCGCAAGTCAAGTTCCGGCAGGATATAGCCCTCGTCATCGGCTTCATCGCCGGTAATGTCCGAGGGTTTGCTAACGAATAAGGCCCATGAGGATACCCATAGCCAGAACTCCTCTTCCTTGTGTGGGTGGAGGGTGAGGTTATCGGCGTGCGTGGAGTCTCGCTTAAAGAAGCGTGTTTTTGCCTGCGACACATCCATGATGCCGAGGAAGTCAGCATAGGCAAGTAGCTCTATATAGTCGTTGGGTGAAGGTGTGGCCGTTGCTACATAGCGAAACTTGATGCGCTCTGTCTGGCGCCGCACCTGCATTGGGCCGCCGTCGCCGGTGAACAGACGCATAAACTCTCGGAATGTCTTTGAGCCGCCGAGACCTCTCAGAACTGAAGCCTCGTCAAGACTGGAGGCTACAAACAATTCAGGGTCTAACTTGCCGTCGCGGATACTTTCGTAATTGGTGAGGTAGATGCCGTCACCGTCCATATCTTCGGGGCGACGTATGAATTTAGGTGGGATAACCCATCCGAGAATGTTCTTGGAGTCTTCAACGAACTCTTGTCTGACAGACAGAGGACAGACTATCAGGCCGGAGCCATGCCCGACTTTTGCAAGAGTGAGCCTGACGGCCTCCAGCTGGGTAACGGTCTTATGCAGACCGAAAGAAGCGAAACACGCCCTCTTGCCTCCCTCGACAAGCCACTTTACCATCAGCTTGTTGTGAGGTTTGAGTTTCGGGTTTATCTCGCTCATGTCAACCTTGAAGCCGTAATTCTCGGAGATTTTTATTTTTGATTTGAGAAATTCCTGATACTCCATAATAAAGCAAGCGGCGCCACTCAGAAAATGAGCGGTGCCGCGTTAGAGGTTGATGATGTGATTACTGATTACCTCACTTACCAGGGCTTTCGAGTTGCTCGCAGATTGCTACTTTTAGACCTGCGTTTACCAGCTTTGGCAGATAGGTGTCGAGCGCATGGTGTGGGAACCCTGCGACCATCTTCTTGCCTCGCTTGGTAATGGTTATCTGGAGTACCTCGGCGGCCTTTTCCGCATCCTCGTTGAATAGCTCGTAGTAGTCATTGACGCGGAAGATGAGAAGAGCATCGGGATGTTTCTTCTTCATCTCCTTGAATTGCTTCTCTATGGAGATTGGACGCTTGGCCGGAGTGGTCTCGGCGGCAGGCTCCTCGGTTTCGATTTTCTTACCCTCGATGGTATAGCCGAGGGCCTTCAGCTGAGCCGTGATTTTCTTCTCGCTCTTGCTGAATTTCTCATTGACCTTGTCGCGGGCCTCATTGTACTCGACAGGACACCAAATCTCTCCGAGGCGGTCAATCAGAGGTTTGGCAAGCGTTCTCATCTCGTTTATTTCGAGAATAGTAGTGCCGTAGCGGAGCGCGTGTTTCATCCATCCACGCAGAATGAACGGCGCCATATCCATGTGGCTCGCAACGTAGTTGGTGATTTCCTCGGCACTTGGATAATCGCCAAGTCCAAGTGCAATGCACAACTCTCGATTGTTGTCTACCATCATCGAGTATGCCAGAATGAACTCGGCATTGTCAAGTCCTTTTAGGTCTTTGATTTGGCCATGTTCACCAAGAGCCTCGCAACCTCGGACAACGTAGCTTGAGGGGAGTAAGGACTTCTCTTGTTTGTACTTGTTGACAAGCTCCTGAACTTTGAGTGGAAGTCCGTTGCTGTCAACATTCGTGGCCTGATCGTCTTTCTTGAGGTACCACGCCTGCTGTTCTATGCGGATGTAGTTGTAGTTTCCCAGCTGAATGACGCGGTAGCACTCTCCGCTCTCCAAGAATGCCTGGGTGCGCTCATCGTCGATGTCATACCAGCATCTGCTCTTGAACTGACTCGACGGCTCAACCATCTCATAGCCGAGTTCCTTGACTTTGGCGCGTACAGCTGCCTTGAGTTTCTTGATACTGCCGGGTGCATAGGAATCATCACCTATGGCGATGACAGCTTTCCCTTTTTCAAGAGGCTGTCCGGCCTTGACCAGGGTGTCATCATTGCTCCGCAGATAGTCGGCGATGTAGGCAACAGTCTTGGAGATGAATTTCTCTTCGCAAGTACACTGGCCGCCGGTGGCTTTCATTTCGTAGAACAGACAGCCGTGGTTGCAGGTGTTATTCGGACACTCACTGCATGAGGTACCGCAACCGCCAGCATATTCGGCATCACCTTTCCACACTGCATCGATGATGTTGAGGAATAACCCCTTGACAAAACCCGAAGCGGTTGCCGTAGTGAAGCCCTGGTAGCTGTCGTTATACTGCTTGAAGTATGCACACTGCTGTTCATCGGTCACTTTGCAGATTATCATGGCCGCACTGATGGGCATCTTGTCCTCTTTCAAGGCTTTCATCAACTCAGGAATGAGAGAGTTGAGTTTGATGCGGTCCTGAACGAAGCGGATGCTCTTGCCGAAGCGGAGTGCGATGTCTTGGATTGAGCTGCCTTTCTTTTGGAGTTGGCCAAAAGCAAAGGCTTCCTCCATCGGGTCAACATCCTGACGTTGCAGGTTCTCGGTGATCATCGCGTCGAAGGCTTCCTCATCGGACATCTCTTTCACAATGGCCATAATCTCGTCCCAGGGATTGAACGGCAACTCGTTATTGGCCTCCGTTTCCTCAAAGAGGATGCGGCAAGCACGATAGCGGCGCTCTCCGCAGACAATCTCATACTGGGTGTTGTCTGCTACCGGGCGCACCGTGATAGGCTGGAGAAGTCCCTGCTGACGGATATTCTCCGACAGTTCCTTCAACGCCACCTCGTCGAATGTTTTGCGAGGGTTCATCGGTGACGGATGCACCGATGCGAGTTTTAAGGATTTTACTTCCATTGTTGGTTTTATTGGTTTGACTTTTAGTTTATTGTACTGTAAAGTTAGTCACCGTGAACGGATTTTGCAAACAGAATGGCCGCCATTTTCACACCATTTTTACCATGAGTAAGTGGCACCGTTGAATGTCCATTCCGTTTTCTGATAGCGGAAGAAACCGCGCCGGGCAGTCTCTTCAAACATCGGCATGTCATGTGCAGGCAGTATTGCAGGTGTGAAGCCGTTCAACGTTGTGTACTTGGGGATTTTGAAACGTGCACGAATTTTCTTTATAGCCTCCTCATTCTTGGTGTTCCAATGTATCACTATCTTTTCTCCGCTTGGGTCTATATGAGTCGTTTTCAAAGACGATTGATGTTAGCATTTCCTTGAAACGGTCATATATTCGGGGACCATATTTCTTCTCCAAATCATCGGCTTCAAGGTTGGTGGTTACGATGGTCATCAGCTGTTTGGCATAGCGGTCTTCGAGAATGTCGATGACAGGGGTGTGTATCATTCCGTACACCATGACTTCACGGGGTTCATCTCCGAGATCGTCAATTATCATCATCGGCTCGTTGAACAGATTTTTGTACTCGTCATACTGTTCTTTGAACTTTTCGCTTGCAGCACACAGCCGACAAATCTCCTTGGCGGTGATTAGTCTCATGTGCATTCGGTTTGAGTAGCCCAACTCTCGCTCGGTCAAAAAGGCGATGATGCGGGCGATGGCCTTTGCAAGTGTTGTCTTGCCGTTGCCATACAGGCCGCACAGCATGAGGCCGGGAGTGTCGTCCGGATTGATAATCCATTTGGCAGCTGCGAGAATATGGGCGCGGGTATCTTCGTCAAATCTGAATTGACCACCACGATACGCGACCTCGGCCTTCATGGCGGCGTAGATTGCATTGGCGGCATCGGTCTCAGGAATTTCAAGGCTAAAACGTCCCCTTAAAACCCTTTCTCGATTTAGCACCTGACTCAGAGCCTCGACGTCCTGAAAATTTATCAGCTTTTCCGGTTTCATCCGTTTTTGGTTTTTCTGTTGATGGTTTCTTCTCGTGTTCGATTATCCAAAGATTGGCCCGACTGTCCCATCGGGAAACTTTTGCGCCCGAACTTGTCTTCCATCCCAGCGATGTGAAATGATTGAAAAAGATTTCGACCTCACGCTCCCAATCTTCAAGCCGCTCGTCGGCCCGTTGTGAGAGAAAATAGGCTTTGACCTCGTCGAATGTCGGCGGGGGTGGATCCGGCGCTTTGGATTTCGGAGTTGACTTGCGCTTTTTAGACTCTTTCTTTTCTTCCTCTGCAAAAAGACTTTCAGGTTCTATGTGTTGAGGTGCGCCGGATGTTGCGACAGCAACATCCTTACTGTCTTTATTCTTATATCTTCTTTCTTCTATATATATGGTGGGATCAGGCGTTGTGTTACCTTTGTGTAACCCTTGTGTAACCGTTTGTGTTACCCTTGTGTTACCCTTGTGTTTCTTGGGAGTAACACTATCCGAAACACAAAACAGCTCCCGCAACAAATTATTTGTGATGTCCGCACCATCTATCAGATAGGTTGTCGGCCCTCTCCCTTGCGCCTCTACAAAATCTATTATGCCGCGTTGTTTGAGCCTATTCCTGGCCTCTCCAATCGTCTTGCGAGAAACTCCGATGCAAATCTCTATATTTCTCGTCTGCAATTCAAAGGGGTTAAGCCATCTTCTAATATTGCACTCATTTAACAGGAAAAAGTAAATGACAGTGTCTATATCTGAAAATTTCTTAACGCGATAGGCTTCCCAAAAGCGGTTTATTAAATCTATGTAGGTCATCGGTAAAGTGGGTACTTGTTTAGAGCCTCTTCAATATATGGGGCCGGCGACACTCTGAGGTATCGACAAACGGCGGTTATGAACTCTATTATACCGTGGCAAACGACATACACGCTGCCGTTTCGCTCTACTAATTTTTGCCACGATTCCTGATAATCTGACTGGGTGCCCGCACGGGGACCTTTGCGCTTGGGAACTTTCATCTCAATGCAGAGGCTCGCCTTGCCGCCCGATGGGAATAAGAGAATGAGGTCTGCCACTCCTTTGACCTGGCCCTCATAAACCATAGAGGCCCCGGCGCGGCCGCCACGCCATCCACCATTGGGCACCGAGAACAGTAGACGGTCAACCTTTGGGAATGTCATACGGAACCAGCAGACACAAGTGTGCTGTATCTTGGCTTCCGAGTAGTCCATCTCCGCCTCTAAGATTTCTTTTTCTGTCATGGTTTCGGATGTTGAGTGCGACGGTCGCACTCGTTCAACTGTTTTACAATCTGTTTGACCCGTTCTATATTGCCATCTCTGTTGTCGAATACGGCGATACTATCAAGCTGTGGCCCGAACAGACCGATGCCGTTTTTGAGAATATGGATTCTCTCGCCAATGATTCTATGACGGAACGCTCGTTTCATAACTCATCTCTAAACAGGTTCATTGTGATGTTGACAATATCCTCCTCAATCTGCGTGGTCGTGCCGGTAACTCCGTTGGCGATGTCCCTCTTGGTCTGAATGATTTTATACATTTTCTCGTCGATGGTCTTGTCGCCGAGAAAGTAATAGCAGTTGACCGCGTTCTTTTGTCCGTTGCGGTGTGCCCTGTCCTCGGCCTGCTCGCAGTCGGCATAGGTCCAGGGGAACTCTATGAACCCGACTCGGCTTGATGCCGTCAGGGTCAGACCCGTACCGCCGGAACGGTAGTTGAGGATTATGAGCTTGCACTCGGGGTCGTTCTGGAATTTGTCAACGGCACTCTGCTTCTGAGCGGTGTTCTCGCTGCCGGTCACGCAGACGGCATCGGGGAACTCCTTTTTGAGAGCCGCCACAACATCTTTCAGGAAAGCGAACATGATCAGCTTCTCTCCGCCGTCGATGATGTCGTGGATGAAGTCGGACACAGCCTTGATTTTGCCGTGTGCCGCTATCTGTTTGAGGATGCCGATTTGCACCATCACCTGACCACGCATAGCTCTCATGAGTTTATCGTCGGAAGCGTTCTTGTACTGCTTCAGATAGCCGAGCAGATTGCGCTCTGCGTCGGTGTACTCCTTTCGGTTGGTTATGTCGCAGGTGATGTACTGGCGCGTCTTGTCGGGGAGCTGGGTGAGAACCTTTTGCTTTTCCCGGCGAAAGAAGCCACACATCCAAAGGCGGCAATTCAGTTCCCGAAGATTGGAGGATTGCTTGGGGCCGTCGCAGAACCGCGACACGAACCGGTCGTAACCTCCGAAGTCCTCCAGTCGGCCAAGGATTTTCAGCTGTTGAATGAGGTCTGTGTTGTTGTTGACCACCGGCGTACCCGTCAGCTCGAAAATCCATTTCTTACCCTTGCATATTCCCTCGACATATTTGGCCTGCTGTGTCTTGCTGCATTTGCACTTGTGGCTCTCGTCTATGATTATGCACTTAAAAAGATTGATACGCTCATCAAAGTGAATGGAGCGCAAAGTGATGCGCTTGGTGGCCGTGACTTTCGTGACGAAGAACTTTTTGAGGCTCTCGTAGTTGGTAATGAACACCGGGCAGATGGACTCTCCGTCGGGCCGCTTCAATTCGTAGAAGCGGTGCCAGTCTGCTTTGTTATGGTCATCAAGAATGATTGCATCAATACCGGCGAACTTCTTGAACTCGCGTTGCCAGTTTACTTTCAGAGCCGCCGGGCATATTACCAGTACAGGGAAAGTGTCGCCATACCTGGTCGCTTCTTTGTGCGCCTTGACAACCGTGCAGATAGCTTGGAGCGTTTTGCCAAGTCCGGGCTGATCGCCAAAGATGCAACGCTTATGGTCCAAGGCATAGCGGACACCTTCCAACTGGTACTCATAAGGATTCAGAAGCATATAATGGTCACCGGTGAACGGCTTCATCGGCGGTATCTCGAAGATAACATCACTCGCTTCCTTACGCCTCCGAACAGACATGCAGTAGCGGTTCTTGACGGCCCACCCCGCAAAAGTCTCAACATACCACCGAGCGTCAAATCCCGGCGGATAGAGCGGACTCCGCTTTGCCACAATCCACACGCGGTCTCCGTTGTCCCAGCGCGGGCGGCTCGGTATCCGCTTGATGACTTCTATAAGCCGTGGATTGTAGTCAAAGGAGAGTCGGAAGGTGCCGGGGGTCTCGGTAACGTATATTGGGTTCATGCCTTATGCAGGTATCTCTTCGGGAATGGCCACTGCTTCTACATCCATTGTCGTTCCAGCCTCGCCGAATGGGTCTTCCGCATTGCCGGATGTGTCATCCTGATTGAAGTCCAGCACTCCGTCGGTGTCATACTTGCGATCGAGGATATATTGCTCGACCTCGTAGAGAAATGCCTGCACGGCCATGTCGAACTCATCGCCATGGTCCAGGGTCTCGTCGCCGAGGTCAACGCCGGGCGAACATAGGTTCAGCACCTTCCGCGTCATGAGGATACGCTTGCCGCTCATCACGATGAACGGCGCGGAATCATCGCCGCCCTTGCTCACTGCCGACACTGAAATCTGCTTGAGCAATTCATTGTTTGCTTCCCCGTTGAGGTCAGACCAATCTATTGAGTCTGCCTCTTTCTGCTCAGTCAGTGCCGCGAAGAATGGCACCAACTCCTGAAGGCGACTGCGCAAGTCAACGTGGGCACGGTGATTGCCTTTGATGGTAATCTCGTTGCCGTCCTGGTCGATATACGTTGCCTCGACGCTGCCGCCCTTGGTAAGTTTGGCTTTCTTGATTTTTAATTCCATTGTGATTGTTTTATTAGTGTTTGATTATCAGTTCCCGGCGCAATATGCCGCTGCGTTGCTTTCAGCTTCCTCGCGTGTGTTGACGCGGTTCCGCTTCATCCACGCCTCTACCTCGGTGCGGTCGAAGTAGATCTGCTTACCACGGGGACGGTAATAGGGAATCTCTTTACGGCAAGTCAGGTTGTATATGTGGCTTTTGCTTAACCCTGTAAGGTCTGCCACATCTTCAATCGTCAGCACTCTTTTAGCGGCCAACTTCGTAAGCTGCTCTATTCGATTGAGCTTTTCTAAAATGAGTTGTATCATTTTGTTGGGATTGTTAAATTACATTTTTGTATTTTGAGGTGAAAAATAACGGACGGCATTTTAGCCGCCCGTTATCGGTATCTGTATTCGTTTATGAAGTCTTGGTAATGCCGGTCGGCCGGCAATGGCAGGGTTATCCCGAACTCGGTTGCCGCGTCCGCCTGTATCTTGTTGAGATAGTCGGTCATCTGGAGCGTGTTAAGGTCGGTGGTGCTGCCAATCACGTGGACCCAGCGGCCACTGACTGCTATGTCGCGGCCCAAATACTTGGCCTTGTAGTAGTCGTGAATGTCGCTCTTTGGTGTGCCCGTAGCCTCCTCCATGCAGGTGAACCACATCCACATCAGGGCGTTCTGGCTGACTGTTCGAGGCTGTGTCTTACGGACAATCTTTACAGTGTAGGCGCCATTGCGAAGAAGTGAGCATAGGTAGTCAAACGACTTATCCATGCTCACTTTCCCGTTGCTCTTTACAAGTGTAGCTTCCGGCATAGCTTAGAACGGAGCTGAGGTGTTGCCAGGGCTTGGCGTCGGACTTGGATATGGGGCAGGCTGCGGCGATGTTTGCTGAGGATAAGCGGGCTGTCGATATGCGGGTTGCGTCTGTGAATAGGCAGGCTGCTGAGGATATGCGGGGTGAGGCGCGTAACCTGTCGGCTGTGGTGCCGGTGCATATCCCTGTTGCGGCGCATATCCCTGCTGTGGCTGCTCCTGATAGGGATAAATACCAAGCCCCCTGATGGAGGTAAACACGCGACCGTTATGCTCTCTCCCGTTGACGCAAGCGTCGATGGTCACACGCTGCCCAGGCTGGAAGTTGTCAAGCATCGGCATTTTGTCGCCGGTGAACTCCACGGCTATGAAGTTGGGATGCAGCACGCCATCGCGGCTCGTCCACGAGTCGTCAAGGATAACTTCCCGCTTCTGGAACGGATTGCCACCCGTCTTGGAGGGTATCTCTTGAACAGGAGATATTGAGTATATGGTGGCCCCTCCGCTTATTGCTAACTTAATCATTCTTGATGTCTTTGAGTTTTACTGTGAAAGAGCCTTTGACGGGCTTCTTGATGAAGTATTGTGAAGCAAGCTCGGGATGCTCTTTCTCAAACCTCGCGCTATCGAAAGTGCGTCGCTCGCTGTCTGCTCCGATTGTAGTCTTGAACAGGCCGCTGTCCCAACTTCTGAGACCTCGCTTCTCCATCGCTTCTCTCATCAATGGCTTCACTCGGTCAAGTTCTGAGTCTATGTGCTGTTTCTGTTTGAGCAGCTTTGTCACATAGGCAATCATATCTTCCGGCATGACGCTTTCGGTATCGCTTGTGGGTCGCTGTCCGAGTTGAGGATGCAGGAGCTTGCGGTCAGGATGCTCGTAGACGATTGAGCCGTCACAGGTCTCAATCCATACGGCCTTGAGCAATTCGAGCACGTCATCATCGGACTTTCGCTCTATCACCCAAAAAGCTGCATCATCTTTGCGGAGCCAGTTGGCACACAGCCCTTCAACTGTCAGCCCGGGGTTCTGCCGCTCAAACAGCACGGCGTAAACTGAGAGCTGCCATGAGAGATACTCTTTCAGCCCGTCCTCGTGGTTGCTGAAATAGTTGTGTATGCCGTAGCCGTCGAGCGGGTAATAGTTGAGGTTGTTGGTCTTGGTGTCGGCCAGCCAAATGCCGCCTGTACTTTCGCGAATCCAGACGTTATCTATCTGGGAAGCGTACTGGAAGTTGTCGCTTACTGTGTACTCGTTGGCAAGTGGAATAAAGCCTCTCCGATGTCGGATGTAACTTTCAAGTTCGCGGCTGACTTCCCAATCCTCATCGCCGAAAGTGTTGGGGTATGTGGTCTGCTTGATGCCGAGGTCATCGTACAGCTCTATGGCTTTATGCACTGATGAGCCATACTGGCCGGCACGTGGAATGGCCACGGTCTTCACGAAATCACTTGCATCGGGATAGACGCCGAGTTCCAGCACGGAATGAATGAGGCCCGTGATGCCCATCATGCGCTTGTCGCCGAGGGTGTACCTGTGGAGCTCTTCGTTGAACTCCACAGGTGATTGAATCAGCTTAATCATTGCGCTGCTGTCTGTAACGAATGGTTCTTTGTGCCGACTGCGTTGTAGAAGTCAGTGCCTTTGGCGCAGATTGCTGGTGCGGCGGCTTGCCACTTGCCCCATACGGCGTTTATCTGCTGCACTGTGGAGCAGTTGGCGACGTCCGCAAGGGCTTCTTTGAGTTGAGCCTCTGTGTAGGTGGACTGCTGCGTTGCTCGGCGGTCTTTGATGTCTGCCTGATTGCCGCAAGCCATGTTGGCGTCGTCGTCAGTGTCAGCTACGATGCCGAGGATGGCACAGTAGGAGTAGCGCTTCAGATAGGTAATGGCGGAGCCATAAGCCTGATAGTCGGTTGTCTGATCGGGGAGCATCAGTTCGCTCTTGAACCACTGGCCGCTCTTGTGAGAGAGGATGGTTACGAGTTTGCCGTCGCTGATGAGCTGGCAGACGGAGAGACCGTTGGCTTTGAGAGCCGGGGTGGCGGCTTTCACACACGCGCAGAGGTCTGCGTACTTGAACGAGTAGGAGCCGCCGGTCTTGGTCTTAACCTTGACCTCTTTTTCGAGCTTGGGTTGCTCCACGCTGCCCTGAAAGGCTGAGAGTGCTGCGCTTATCTGGTCGATGCTTGCACTCATGTAGGTGGTGATGTTTGGTGTCTGTTCCATATGGTTTATTGGTTTGACTTGTGTTTCTTTTCACCTGTAAAGTTAAGGCTAAATGACGGGATTTACAAACATATTTGCCGCCATTTTGCTGCTGTTTTCCGCCTTAACATTTACTGACATTTGACCCCGAGACGGGGCGCGTAGAAGTTGAAGTTTTTACGCTCAACGTCTGCGTCTTCGACGTACCATATTGCCCGCTTCTGCCATTCCTGATAGCACTGTTCACAGAACCATTGGTTTAGCACTGCAATGAAGTAGCCTTTGTCAGAAGGCAGGCAAGGGCGGCCGCATCGGCCGCAGATGCAGACGCTTGAACCAACGGCATCCATCAGCTCCCCGGCTGCGCATTCGATGACGAGGAACTTGCCGGCTTCGATTTGTTTAGCCATGCTGTTTTGATGTTTTGGTTTCGTGTTGCAGGCGGATGGTCTGCCTGCCTGTGTTTACTTGCACTATGCGGACATCGCCGCCGACAAATAACCAGCGGGTCATTTGCTTTCGGCTTTGATGTTGTCGATAGCGTCGCTCAGGGCCTGCTGGAACTCGTCCAGGTGTTCGGGGTGCAGGAATATCCGCTGTCTCTTTTTCGGGCCTTTGGAGCGGTCCGTGGGCACCTCCGAGATGGCAATGTAGGGAGCGCCTTTGGTATCCTTGTGCGTGTCGATGTAATACACGCGGGTACCACCGCTGACGCGCCGTGTGAATGTCGCTTTATCCATGATGTGATGTTTGGTGATGGTGGACGGTGCGGGAATCGAACCCGCCTCTCTGCTACCGGCGTGAGTTTTTTATTTGCAGCGTATCGGCCATCTATACTTACCGTCCGTGTCGGGCTATCTTCTCAGACGGCCCGGGGAAAAGTGTAAACCATATACATGAAAAAACCTTACTTTGTCGAGAGTGCGGGAGTCGAACCCGCCCGCTGTCCTGTGAGCAGCGCCAACGTGGCTCCCGTGCCCGTCTTTCCGGGCCGCCAATGGCATGAAAGCTCTTGCCGGTCTTTCCCGGCTGCCACACAGAAGTTTCTCAAACTAACCTTGTGGAACGGGCAGGAGTCGAACCTGCGAAGCGTTTCCGCAACGCGGCAATGGGCTGCCGCGTCACCTTGACCACTTGGTTGTACCGTTCCGATTAGCCGGGATTACCCGCCCGGCCACGGGGTTGAATGATTGGTGCTGTACACCCTCACGGGCTTTTTCAAAGGCATCTCTTACATCAATGAAATGGAATCGCTAACTAACAGCGACACCCTCACGGGTTTATTGCTTTCGTCTTTTATTTCGTGTATTGCGACAGTGCCTCAGCACCTGGGCGGCGTTGCAGAACCACTTGCCGTTCTGCGACACCGTTGGCTTGCTTGCTTCAATCTCGCCGGCGGCTATCAGGTCTGTGAGCCTTTTCTCGCCCCCGACAATGTGCATGGCTTCCGTCTTGCAGAAGGTAAAGTCAGACATTATATTGAGGATATTCTCCAGCAATATCTCCGAGGGGTTTACCTCGGTTATCCGGCATCTCCCTCCCATGGCTATTTAACCCTTGCGACATAGACGCATTTGTCTTCCATGTCCGTTGAGGTTATCCACTTTTTGCCGGCCCTTACCCGCTCATTGAGCATCGTGGCGCTCGGCGTGTTGCGGACTGTCAGAGGATTGTATTTATCCATCGGAAAAGCAACCACTTCCCCGACGTTCAAGTTGCGGTACTCCTCCGCCACGCCGCCACTGGCGGTTCTTATTACGTTCTCCATAATTATTTTTGAGATTAAAATTGTTTCCCCGGGCCAATTCGATTCGGCCGCTCGCGCTTTTCCGGGGAATTTCGTAATTTTGTAACTGGAAACTAAAAACTACGAATATGGTTAGATTCAGATCTAAGCGTGAAGTCGTTCGGCTTCTTATGCGCTCATACCTTGAGTCATGCAGACTGCATGAAGACCTCGACAGACTCAAAATCACCATTACGCCTCTGGACTTCATTGGCGAACACTGCGCCGACTGCGCTTTAGACCTTATCGGCTTTCCGGTAGATGACTCCAACGAGGAGGAAGAGTCTACATTTTGCCGTGACTGGCTGTTTGAAGCCGCTCCATAGCGCATAGAACCATCAACTCTCGATTCAGAGGTTGAAAAGTACGTCGACTTCCTTTTTCACGAATACGAGGAATTGAGGAAAGACCGTCCAGGCCTTTTTGAGTAATCATTATCCTCATCGGCTGCATCTTCTCTATTGAAAGAGTAACCATGCCGTTATCCCTCAGTCTGTGCAGAAGATCGAGGGCCGTTCTGCGTGTGCAATCAAGGACTGCCGTTAGTTGAGATAGTATCATACTTTTTTTGTTGAAATTTGAATTGGGAACGGTAGGCGGACTCGAACCGCCGACCTCTCTTGCGAGTGCTCTGCCAACTGAGCTATGCCGTTCTTAGGTGAAGTATCACCGGGATTTGTTATCTTTGTGGTGCCAAACAAAGAAAAACAATATGCGTAAACTAAGAACCGAGGCCCCTCAGCCACAAATGTGGGAGGCAACTGACATCATGGCCTATCTAAGCTGTGATGAAACAAAAGCTAAAGACATCATGCAGGAGTGTAGAAGTAAAAACGGCATCAAAGGTTATGGTGCAATTGAAAAGCATCTCATCCTCGACTTTATCGAGGAGAAGCAGCGCATTGAGCGTGAACGTGAAGCACGTTACAACGCCGATATTGCCGCAGCTCGTCAAATCGCCGTGCTTGAGGAGCAGGTGAAAACCCTGCAACACATTTATGAGTCATCATCGGCGGATGCCCGAAAGGCTCGCACACAATCTCTGGTAGCCAACTTCATTTCCGGCATATCAATCGCCATTGCTATCTTAGCATTGGTTCTTCGTTGAATTAGAAGTTCGACACGGTCCATTTGCCACGGGTGGACGCGACTCTTCCCGCCATCCGTCTTCTTTCGGCGTAAGCTCGGATGGTTATTCTTACCGCAGCGCCGGCCCATTTCAAAGTGCGTTAGTCCCACACTCGGACATCACGCGGCTTCTTTGCCTGCTACTGCTCATCGCTGACTTCTCCGGCGGTCTCCCGTTGTTCCGGCCAGTCTCAGCGGAATTTCCAATACGTCATGGTACTCCTCTTTGGTAGCGGAAGATGAGGGAGTCGAACCCCCAAACCGAAACTCGGTTTACGCCTTAGCAGGGCGCCGCATTACCATTCTGCCAATCTTCCTATGTAAGCCTCTTGCGAGGCCGGGGCTCTCTCGCCCCTCGGCATCTGCTCACTCTTGAGCGCCGTTATTGGTTGGTTTGACTTGGCGGGTTACTCCTTCGGGTAGATGGAGCTTATCAGCGCCGCGATAGCTTCCACCTGAGCTTTCACACGGTCGTTCCTTGCGGAAGCTTCATTAAACCACCGCGAGTAGCGGTCACAGCGGCTCTTAGCCATGTCCCTTTGCCGCTTAAAGTCTGCCTCGACTGCTTCGTGCGCCTGCTTCATGGATGCACGCTCGGACTTCATGTAAGAGATGATTTCGCGGAGAGTGTAAGGGTCCGTGGCCTCACACTCCACGGTTGCCATGAGATTGTCGGCGTCAATCTCTATCGGGCCTATCTGGAAATCGAGTGCGTTATCGTCGATGAACTTGCCGATCTCGACGACACCGTCATTGGCTACTACGATGATGTGGAGGGCTGGGAACAAGGTCACCTGTGCCGGGATTGTCGATGCGAAGGCTGCGAGGCTGTTGTAGGAGTCTTCGCTCAGTGCTGCGTAGCGGTAGCTGTTGGTTTTCATTGGGTCGATGGTTGGTTTTGGTTTGACTTGGCGGGTTAGGCGAAAAAGCGTTGAACGAATCCATTGAGGATGGCACCCAGGGCTGCCTGTCCGGCGGTGGAATGGAAGCTGCCCGACTTCGCTGCCTGCTGGTGGGCGTGGAAGCGGATGCGTCTTTCAAGCAGCTTGACGTCTTGCTGTTTCTCGGCCTCGGCCTTGATGCTGTTGAGATAGGCGGCTACGTAGACGCTTGCACCGAACTTGTAATTGGCTCTTCTGTACTCGCCCACTGAGGGGTTGAGCTGTTCGAGGTCGTTCATTGCCGCGTTGGCAATTGCCTCGTGTTCTGCGATGCTCTCTGAGAGGGCTTCGAGGATGTCGTTGAGTTGGGCTTTCATACCTGTTTTTATGTTGTTTTGGTCGCTGTTTTCTCAATCATTTTCACTACCTTTGCGGTGTTGATTGATTGATGCTGCAAAGTTAGTCCATTTGGATTAATTATGCAATAGCATCAAATCCAAATGGACTAATTTTAACAATGATTAACGTTTGCCTCTATGGAAGCAATCCAGAGAATCAAAGAAGTTCTAACATATTCGGCACTTTCGGTTCGTGCATTCGCTGCAAAATGTGGGTTGCCACAACCAACATTAGATAAGCAACTGAAAGGGTTAAGGGGTATTAGCTTAGACACTATGATTGGTGTTCTTTACGCTTACCCGGAAATTTCAGCCGAATGGCTAATGCGCGGAAAAGGAGCTATGCTCATTCCTGACCAAACTAATTCAGCTGAGCAGGAACGCATCAACAAATTGGTAGGTACAATAACCACCCTCCAAGATACAATC